TCCTCTCAACCCCTCTTATTTATCCTTTATTAACTTTATTTATACTTATATTATATAGTTACTTGTATAATTAATCAAGTGTTTTTTGAAAAAAAAAATAAAAAAAAATCCCACATTTTTATGTGGGACTGTATTTCTTTTATTGGTTTTTATATTCTTTTTCCACCAACCATAATAAACAGTAGTTTGCTAAGTCTAATATAGTGTCGTCTATTTTTTCGTCCTTTACCTTTTGTTCGTTGTTTGGGTTGCACAATGTTAATAGTCTATTATATTTGTCTGTAATCCTTACTAGGAAGGACAAATCACCAAATTTTTTATATGTGTCTGCAACACTATTACCATAGTCATTATTTTTAGCTTTATAAGTTTCCTCTAAGTTGTTTAATATATATTGGTATATATCCAATCTATCCATTTTAGCTTGGTTTATTGTTAGTGCCGGTTCTAACATATCTTTATTCCATACATAAGGGTTATTATCGTTTGCTAAATGGTAATCACCGTCTTGGTCTATATACTCTATAGTATCAACTAAACCTCTAAATTGCATCATATCTTCTATAACACTACACTCTCCATATTTTTCACCTGCTTGTATACTATCTTTTATTCTAACTACATCTCCCACTTTATATTCCATACTATTTACCTCCCTTTGTTACTATATAAAAATAAATAAGACCTAATAATAACTCACCAACAACACCAAATATTAAAACTTTAATTATCATCGTCTTTATCCTCCACAAATAATAATACCATAACTACTAACCAAAGTATTGCTGCTAACCCTAATAAACATCCCATTAATTGTATCATACTATTTTCCTCCCTTAATTTTTATCTAAAACTCAATACAATGTCATGCGCTTTTATGATTCTATTATCTTTGTACTTAGCTCTAATCTCATCTCCACTATTATATATTCTTACATTATTAGTAGTTTCACTTAAATTTATAGTAATGGCTTTCTGTTTAACATAATCCCACCCTATTAATAAATAACTATCACCATCAATGATTATATCTCCACTAGTAGCTAAATCCCCTTTGGGATAATTTTTCTTCTTAATTTCCATACTATTTTTCCTCCTTTAAATAATTGTCCAAGAACTGGCACAAATTTATTTTATTTCTGTCCATATATACAATGCAGTCAAAGCATAAATGGCAAAACTCACATTGTCTATGTTCTTTTAGTCGTTCTATATTGCAGGGTGCTAAGACCCTGCATTCTATTTGTTCATTAGTGTAATAATATTCGTCCATTATTTATCCTCCTTATATGTTAAATATGCACATCCTATTGTTGTTGCTCCAATAATTCCCAAACTTACTGGGAATGAAAATCCAGCTATTATAGTAGCTATTGTAATTCCACCTATAGTAGCTAAGTTTGCAACTGTTGTATTATTCATCCTTTTCCCCTCCTATTTTATTTCTGTTAAATCTATTAATTTAGCGATACCGTAACATACTATCACACATGAGCCACTTATTATAGCCCATGTATACTCTCTTAAACGTATATCACCAAACATAAGTATAAAATTTACTATTGCAAATACTTTGAAAATAAATCCTAAAAATTTTAATACATTATTGTTATTCATTTACTCCACCTCACCTTTACTTAATATATATTGCATATATGCCAACCTACAGTCCGCCGTGTCGTATTGTGCTAGGGGGCAATCTTTGCAGCCCCTAGTTTTACCATCATACATACTATCACAAAATAATTTAACTCTGTCTGTCAAGTCTGCCACTAATTCTCTATCACTTTTACTTTTTCTTCGGCTCATATTTTCCACACCCTTTCATTTCTGGGCAATACCCTAATTTTTTACATTGTGGAACTAATAATTCTTTATATCTTGGCTCAACTGCAACTACTTCTTTTACCATTTGTTCCACCAAATAATGTATTGGTAATTCAGCTCTATTACATAATCTTACATTTGCTAAATGTATAAGACCTTCTATGTTTACTGCAAAACTACATTTACTTGCAATTCCTATTGGTAAAAAAGTCCTTGCTATCTCGTTGGCACGTTCCTTATTTACCCCCGCTTGTTTCATTTTATCAATTGTTAGTTGGTAACAGGTTGCTGCATACTCTTCACTTAAAAAATGGGATTTAACTAGTGCTGGAGTTCTTCTTACTTCGGGTGATATATATACATCAATTCTATTCTTAGTCACATATCTTAAACTTTGTACATTTTTTACTACTCCTACTTCGTGTCTTACCAGTTGGTCTATTGTAAAACGTGGTATTCTATCTAATTCAAATACAAAATATAAATGTCTACTACCACTTAAATGACCACTCTTTAAACAATGTAACCCTACTTTTTCCGCCTGTTCTTTTGGTGTATCATAACATACACAAGCAAATTCACCGTGTTTTGTTATAAATTGTGCTACCTCTTCTTTATTTACTAAAGTTACTTTAAAATTTTGTTCAGCAAACATTATTTCATTACCTCCTCGTATTCTTCTTTTGTTATATTTACCACTTCACCACATCTAACACATTTTACAAAATAGTGAGTTGGTACTAATAACATTAATATTGCTAATATAAAACATATTGGTGCAGCAATCCAACCAAGTATTGGTATCCACATCATACATCCACCAGTTAATAAAAATATTAAACTGTAGCTACCTCTACCCATTTTACAATATTGTACATCACCATTACATTTTTTACATTTACGTCTAGTCATTTATTTTCCCTCCTTTAAACTCTTTTTAATATCCTTTTCCAGTTTATTTAGGGTATCTAATACAGTTTTTAAATCCTTTAATTCGGTTTGCAGTATACCTAGTTTTAAACAATCACACAACGCTTTTTCTAGTGTTGGGTAATATCTTTCCTTTGTTGTATATGTGCCAACCTTAGTCTTATAAGTTTGTATTAGTACATAATTTTTATCCTTGTCAGTAGTAATTTCAAATTCTTTATTTATTTTCATTACCATCATCTCCTACATATAAAGTATATAAACTTGTTATAATTTACTAACTAACAATTAAATTTATTTTTATTATTTGGCAATCAATATTATATGCCACGAATGCCGGAAATGTTAAATCAAAAGTAACTGTTAGTGTTTGCTTACTTTTATCATTTTTATTTATGTACCAATTCATGTGGGGACTAAGTTTACGTGAATTACGTTGCTCTAATCCCTCCACTGCCCTTACTTTATCACCATAGCAACTTAGTATAACATTGTGGCGTACTTGCTCTTTTAGGTGTTGGAAATTTTTAATAATATACATATTACCACTTCTATAATTATATCCTATTAGCCATTCAGCATTACACGTATACAGCCAACCAAATTCATGTCCTGTACTTTTATATTGCTTGTAAGCCTTTACCCCGTTGCCCTGCAAATTATAATAAAATATATCCATATACAGTTTATCAATACCATTATAACCACTAATGGATTTTACTTCCGTATCCTTTAATTCTCCACCAACAGCCTGCACCACATAATCACCTTGTTTTATTTGGTCAGGTAATTCAGTATAAGGTATAAATGGCATATTTAATTGTGCCATTGCGGAGCGAACTACTTTTTCCACTACCTGTCCTTTTTTCCACCCCCTATCATTATCCAATGTAATTTTGTCTTCCCTTGTAATTTCAACATTTAAACTCATTTCCCCAATCACATCCTTTGGTAAATATTTACTCCTATATAAAGTATAAAAAAAGTAGCTGTTTTACTAACAGCTACTTAAAATTTCTACTATTAAACTGTAACAAGCTACCACACCGTCATATTTACCCGTTTTAATACCCTTATCATACTTCTGTACCAATCGTAGTGCAGCAAGTAATTTAGGGGGTTCTATACGGTTATACTGTAATATATTTTTACATATCCAACTATTAATACCTGTTATTTTACTAATATCTTTTTCTCCCCTGTACCCTTCTACTAATACACATTTATGCAGTTGGGAGTATATGGCATATATAATACCCATTACATTATTTTTATCCTCTAATAACTGGTCTAATAACTTAAATGTTAATTGTGCATCCTTTTTCATTATGGCATCCGCTAACTGGAATACAGTTACTTCTTCTTTTGGTGTTATATATTGGTCAACTAATTCTTTGGTAACACTTGAATATCCTAACCTATGGAATATATCAATATAATTATATATAGTGTTTAAATCATTATTACAAGCCTCTATAAAGTATTTTAATATTGCCTGGCTGCCACCTATTTGTCCTGTTATTGCAGTAATAAGTTGTCCTGTTGTCATATGGTTAAATTCTACTGCACAATCATTTAATTCTTTTATAAATTTCCTACACTTACTTGGTGTTGTAACTTGTATTACTAACACTGCATTTCTAATTTTATTACTTATATTACTCCACGTTTTTTCACTTTTGATAAAATCCATATCATCCCTAACTACGTATACTGCAAACTTATTATTACTTATTAGTTTACTTGTTATTTTATTATATACGTCTGCCACTCTATCAACTCTTATTACATTGCCCATCTGTTTTAAGTAGATATTCTGTAACTCTATTTCTTCTCCAGTAAAAATATAAAAGGGAAGTAAACTACCTTCCCTTATTTGTGTTTGTAAATCTAATAAACCTAACATAATTTTATTCCTCCTACTATTTGTACTAAGTACCATATTGCTATTGAAATTGCTATTGCGCTCATACCGTCAATGTCTCTATCTCCTATTGTTTGTGTTATCCAATCAATCACTATACTCATCGCCATTATTAAACACATAAAATTAAATATTATCATACTATTTTCCTCCCTTTTGTTTCTTTCTTTTTACTCCATGTTTTTTTATGTCCTGTTTTTCCTTTTGGTTGTGTTGTTCCTTCATATATAGTATATTATTTAAGGTTATTTCACTAAATACGTCCACAAATAATTTTTTATTTTTCTTACTTATTTTAATGTCATTCTCGTCCTCGTTTATGGCACAAACTGTTTCAAAATGTCTAGTGGCAAAACCACGGACATATTTTTCTTCACTATACCAGGCAAAACAATCTTTATAAGCCTCTGCAAATTGTTTGGCAAATTTTTTAATTTCCCTAGCATCATTTTTTAGTGGTAGCATATTATTTCCCCCTTAAAGTTCTAATATTTAAAACCCATATATCAAATATTAATGGTTTATTTGCGCCTCGTAGTCTTAAATCCCATAGTGCAGAACTAGTATATTCAATCATTTTATAATCTACATAGCTGCTATGTTTTTGCTCGTCAATTACCACTTGTTTAAACAGTTCTAAAAATAGTTCCACTGGGTAACCGTCGTCCTCTTTAAAACCTATAGGATTACATATCTTAAAGGCATTCCCAGTGCTGACCTTCAATATATTGTTATATACTTTTAATGCGTATTGGTACATATTTATAAAATCTTTATTAACATATTCCAACATTTGCCCCGGTGTTGTTGCCACCTTACATAATATATCCCTTGGCACTTCACCCAGGTCATATAAATCAAATACATCATTTAACTCGTGTACACTATAATTGTCCATTATAAGTAGTTTGGCTCTACTACGTATTGTAGCTAATAAGTTGTCAATATTTCTTACACCAATCATTATATAACCCTTACTAGGTGGTTCTTCTACTAACTTAAGTAAAGCATTTTGTGCAGGAATGGATAGGTTATCACCCTTAATATAAAATAGTGTTGGTGTTGATATTGCAGTACAATTCTCTATTAATTCTCTAACACCATCAATATTATTCTCCACTAATACATAATTGTAATGGTTATTACTGGCTATTTGTTTGCTCATTAAATACTTTCCTGCACCCCTATCACCCCACAATATAAAAAAGTGGGGTATAGGTTGACCATTCAATTTAGCTTGTAATTTAGTTTGCCCTATTATTTTAGACATAGAATAATCAACTCACTCTCAATTAAATTTTTAGGGTTTTGCTCATATTTTATTTTATCCAGTAAATTATTTATGGCATCCAATATATCAACCAATTGATATTTTGGGGTATTAGTTGCTATATGGATACATTTACGCATTATGTCTGTTGGTATCATTGTTAGCTCTTTATTACGTGTTATACTTAGCTTACATAGGTCTAATACAAACTTATTTAAGTCCTTTACAAATAGTTTTAAATCTTTACCATCCCTGTATATTTTGTCTATTATTTGTATTGGGTCATTTGGTTGCTTATTTATAATACCCTGTACTATTGCCACTAAATGTTCATAGTTAGTAATTCCCAAACAATCTAATACTGCTTGTAATGTTATGTTATTTGTATAACCTATTACTGTATCTAACTTCATTATGGCATCTCTCATTCCACCGTCGGCTAACTTAGCTATATATTCCAATGCCTCCATATCATAAGTTATATTACCTTCTTGTTGTAATATATATTTTAATCTATTTACTATATCAAATTGTGGTATACGTTTAAAGTCAAAACGTTGCAACCTACTTAATATAGTTGCTGGTATTTTATGGGGGTCAGTGGTGCAAAGAATAAATATAACACCTTTTGGTGGTTCTTCTAATACCTTTAATAGTGCATTAAATGCTCCAATACTTAACATATGCACCTCGTCTATTATATATACCTTGTATTTACTATCCAGGCTCTTCATTCTACAATCATCAATTATACTACGTATATTATCAACCCCATTATTACTGGCACCGTCTATTTCAATTGGTTTACCTTTACCGCCATTTACATCATTCGCAAATATTCTTGCACTGGTAGTTTTACCAGTACCGGGGCTGCCAGCGAACAAATAAGCCTGTTTTATCTCCCCTGTGTCTAATTGGTTAGTTAATACCTTTTTAATATTATCTTGGCATACCACGTCGCTAAATGTTCTTGGTCTGTATTTAGTTGCTAGTGCTTCCATATTATAATTCCTCCTTCAATTTTTCAATATAATCCTTTAAATCTTGTAAGGGTATTACTGCATATTCCTCTCCCACTTTACCGAAGTCAAATACAAGTGCAGTATATGGTCGGTGCATTGCTAAGGACTGTCCTTGTAATTTTGTTAGCCATTCTTTTTTTATAGTAAATTGTGTTGTGGGTTGCATTTTAGTTTTACATTCCACCAAGTAAAATTTATCCACTAATACATCACCCTTTTTCGTATGTCCTGCACCACTATTTGGGGTAACTTCTCCATCCAAGTAGTTTGCCACATATTGTTCCTGTTCATCACTTTTACTTCTTGTACTCATTTAAAAACACCTCCCATATAAAGTATAGGAGGTGTTGCTTATTTACTAACTTGTTCTTTAACTTTTTTAAAAAAGTCTTTAACCACACGGGATACGTATGCAGGTGATACACTGTATTGATAGGCTATGTATGTACCCTTTATACCATATAAGTAATCAGCTATTATGGCACGTTGTTTGTCATTTTTAACATTTTTTAGTTCCTGGGCAATAATTTCCTTTAACTCGTGTACCAAGGCACTTGTTTCCACGTCCTCTTTGCTTTCCAGGTAATTTTCTAAGGACGTATATCTAGTGTGTCCACAATGTTTTAACTGTATATACCCGTCAATTGATAATATTTTGTAAATATTTTGCTCCCCGTCAGTGGTGTACCTATTATGTTTATCCATACGGTTCCTGTACTGTCTTAATTCTCTTTTTATTGCTGGATAAGCAAAAGTGGTAAATAATGTGCCATAAGACGGGTCATAATGGTCTACACACTTCATTATACATTGCCACGCAACTTGGTACAGCTCGTCTCTATCATTATATAATTTATAAGGTTTTAATAAAGAATATACCATATTATCTATGTGTTGGGGTAGTTCGTTTATTGCTTCCTTGTCCCCGTTTTTATATCGCATTACTATTTCCTGGCACTTATTACCATAACTACTCATCCAACATCACCCCATTAAGTCTAGTTAATAATTGTTGCACCACGTCCTCGTGTTCGTGTAAATAATTTAAAAATCTTGTCATACCTTGGAAGTTTAATTCGTTACCTTCTCTATCCAATACTATATTACCTTGCTCGTCTATTACTCTATACCAAGAACCGGCTTGTTGCACTATTTTATAATACATACATACATTCAACATATCATATAGGGTATCCACACCCTCTAAATATTTTAGTGTGTAATAACCTAGTCGTCTATTTGGTTTGCATACCTTAGTTTTTATAATTTCCATACCAACTCTATTCCCGGCTGGGTTTTCGGCTTTGCTGCTTAACTCTTTATTATTTTCGTCCAGTAATGTATCTTTTCTAAAACGTATTCTTAAACTGCACGCATGTTTCCAACCTTTGCCACCTGGAGTACTTATAGTACTATACATACTGGATAAGTCTTCACGTATTTGGTTAATACCTATAAAGGCACATTGATTAACTGTTAAGTGTGGTAAAATTTTACTGCAAAATACAGTTAAGGGTTGTGATATACCTCCATAGGCTTTCTTCTCCATACTCTCGTCAAATATTTGCTGTGGCACCAAACAAGGTATACTATCTAATACACATAAACCTACATTACCAGTACTAATTAATTCAATTATTATTTGTAATACTTGTTCAGCAGTTTGCTCTTGTGGTCTTACTAATATCATTTTTTCTGTATCTACTCCTAGTAACTTAGCCCATTCAGTATCCAAAGTTTGTTCTGTGTCTATATATAGTACTAATTTTTCGCCCTTTTCCTGCACCTTATCCAATTCTTCACTTAACTTCTTAATTTCCTTTTGAGCTTGTTTTGTATTAGTTTGCTGCAATAGTTCAAGTTGTTGTGTTAATTCACCAACCTTTTTATCATATACCTCCTGGAATTTCTTTTGTGCATTACCACAAATATCAAGGGCGGAGGTTGTTTTACCCCCACCCTCGCCACCAAAGAACTCAGTAATTTTTCCAATTGGTATGCCACCGTACGTCATGTAGTTTGCCATTGGTGAACTAAATGGTATTTTATCTACTTCTATTATATCAGTTCCTTGTTGTATTATATCTGCACCAAACTTTTTATTTAGTGCAGCCATTTTTAAATCTATTTCTCTCATACTAATACATCTCCTTATTAGTTTCTTGGTATTCTTTATATAATTGTTTTACTTTTTCCCTAGCTTTCGGGTCATGTTCTACAGGTACTACTTTACTGTCCTTACAACCACCTTTTATAAAGTCATATATAAAATCATCTCTAAAACCTATTTCCTCAGCATCCTTTACGTCACCGGCATATATTACTTTATCTAAGTTACTCCATATTATTGCTGCCATACACATTGGACAAGGGTAACCTGTTGCGTATAATGTGTAACCTGTTAAATCAAAAGTACCTAATATTTTACAAGCAGTTCTTATTGCACATATTTCAGCGTGTGCAGTTGGGTCGTTATTACCTAATACGTGGTTACTATCTACACAAATTATTTCTCCAGTTTTACTATTCACTATAGTGGCACCAAAAGGGCCTCCTATTCCTTTACTCATAGTCATTTTTGCTTGTTTAATTCCCATATCCATTGGTTTACTCATATATATCACTCCTTTATTTGTTTTACATATATAGTATAGAAAAAGTGGGTGATTTACTAACCACCCACTTCTCTTTATTTACCAGAGGTACCATATCCGCCACGGTCTTCATTACCTAATATATCAACTTCCTCTATATCTAAAGGAGTACTTTTTTTAACACTTATTTGTACTAACCTATCACCTTTTTTAAATGCCCCATATCTAGTACTGTAAAACATTGCTAACCACTCATCATTATCACCACAATACGTATCATCAACTAGTCCCATACTATTAGTAAGCAGCAATCCTGTATTTTTAAAAGTACTACTACGTGGTAGTATATACCCTTCATAACCTTTTCCCATGTCCATTGAAAATCCTAAATTAACCACTATTATATCACCTGGTGCAAACCTTATTACATTACCAGTAGGTTCTACACCATTTACACTTGCTGCACGGACATAACAGTCATACCAATTTCCATTTTTACTTTGTGGTGCTTTACCACCTTCAATTAATCTTACTTTTACCTTTTTATTTGCCATTAATAATCCCTCCCATTGGATAACATATTATTTCTAGTTACATTAAATTCATTAAGTCTTAAATTCATTAATTTTTTCAAACTACTGTGCAGCATATCTGCTATGTCTAATTTTTTCTCACATTGTTTATAAACTCTAATATAAATGTCTTCTATAAATTGTTCTTCCTCCACCATTAATTGAGCGTCACTTGTTTTTGCTGCAACAGTACTTTCGTCACTGTGCATATATGCAGTGTTAAAACGTGTTTTCTTTTGTGTTTTTGCTGCATCCACCCTAACACCTAATACTTGCATTTTGTCTATTAATTCATACATTAAAACGGGTAATAAGGCTATATATTTTTCCAGGTCATCATTACTTAGTGTGGAGGTATTTTGTAATAGTTCCTTAACCTCGTATATACAGTCGTCCAACGTACTTGTATATTTTTCACTAATAGTTAATGCAGTATTAACTATGTCACCACACTGCTTATTAAACTCTTTTATAATATCAAGTTTACTCACCACTACCACACTCCTTTAATTGTGCCATTAAAAATAACCTACTATCAAAGGTTGGTTTATCTAAAGTAAAATTAATCCTTTGGTACATAACTGGTAATTTGGTAATACCTACTATAACTTCACAGTCATCTACATTTAAACTTTGTTTATTATTTTGCATTGTTCTTTTTATAGTGCTCCACGGTATCATATATATTTGTTTGTGTTCTCTAAACTCCACTATTACCATTGGATTACAACCTTGTATATGGTTATAAAAGTCTAACTGTTCCTTTTGATTGTCAGTTATATTACTAAAATCAAACCTATCACCCTTTACACTTTTTAGCTCAAATAAGTATTGGTATGGGTATTTATAGTAAATAAAATCACAGGGGTTTTTTACCCCTGCATATCCATTAGTAGTATCATATAACCTTACTAATTCCTTACCAACACCTTTTTTAAAGTTATTTTCAAACTTTTTACCATAGTTCATTGATATCCTCCTTAGCACAAATATTTTTATATTTACAATACGTGCATTTTGGCTCTTTTGGTGGCACCACATCAAATTTTACACAATCATTTACGTATTGTATTGTGTCTTCTATACTTTCAATCATTTGTTGTGGCACTTCAAATAAATAACCTTTTTTGCTGCAATTGTCTCTATTTTCATATATAAATATTACCTTTGGTACCCCTATACACATAGAATAGCAAGCGGCTTGTAATTTATGGGCTTGGTGTGGCTCCTCGTGGGAGTTATATTTATGGGTACTTTCAGTCTTAATCTCTATTATATAGTATTCACCTTTATACTGCACCAACCCGTCGCACATAAATCTCATGTTATATTTTTTGCTGTATAATTTAGTTTCGTTGCCCTGCTGGGATACAACTTGGGGGTCAGTAACCCCTTGGTTGTGTAAATAATTGGCTACATTAATCCATTTACAATTATTAGTGTATTTTCCCATTTGTTGTATATAATCTTGTAAAACTTCATGTCTATCAGTACCACTTTCACATATACCAACTAAATTTACGCCACTACTTTGCTCGTCCGGTTGTGCACCTATCATTTGGTAATATAAACTTCTTTTGCAGCCAGCAATCCCGCTAGGCTTGTAAGCCTTTGTGGGAATGTAGTCACTTTCATTTTCTTTTTCTATTGTATATATTAAGTCATTTACAAATTGTTGTGCCACCTCGTTACTTTTTTCAGCTCTAACCATTTTGGCTATTTTATTGAGTTTCATGTGGAACCTCCTATTCTTCGTCGGCAGTTGCCAACAACATTATACTATCGCTAGTGCATAACTTAATAGTTTCCTCTGTACCAAATTCTATTTTTACATTAGGTTCGTCTACTGCACTAAATAAGTCCTTTAAATAACCACTATTTACACTTATTATAAAAGGGTCTGGTAAATCTATCCCTTTAGTGTATGGCACAACCTCTACGGACTTACTAGAGGTTGCTATGGTCATATTTACGTCACTAAATACCAAGTCTATAATACCTTTATCATATAACCCTATAAATAAGTCTAGTCTATCTAAGGCCTGCAAAACTTCTTTAACATCTACTTCACATTCATGTGGATAACCACTATTTAATAATGGTATTACATCTGGGTACTCATTTGCACCCTCTTGTAACGCCCCAGTTATAGTTACATTTTGTCCTACGGCTCTTAGTGTTGTGCAATCCTCGTCTACCATAAATTTTATGTTCTCCACGTCTATTGATAATAATAAGTTTGCTAAAGTTGGTGGTATTAATAACTCTATATCCTCCAAGTCTTTACCGTCCAATTCAGTACTATATACTTTTATGGCATCCGCAGTAACTACTTCACTGTCTCTTACTAAATAGCTAAATAATACACCGTCTGTTGGTACATTACTTTTAGCTTTAGCACCACCAGTTATTGCATTACTTAAAGTTGCATAAGTTATATTAAATTCTTTATCTACATCTATTCCTAAAGTTGGGTAAACTTCGTCACTAACTATTTCCACTTTATAAGTACCATTACCTTTTACTTCTAAATAGTTGTCTGTTAAGTTAAGTGCAACCATATCTTTAGTAGTTTTATTAATTAACTTACTAAATTGGTCAGCTTTTACAATTACATTCATTTCCTCCTCGCATTGTGTTGGATAGTTTACTGTAATAAAGTTTATACCGTCTGTGGCTCTTAGGGATAACCCGTCTACACTAAAATCTAATTCATAGTAATTAGTTATTTCTAATATTTTACTTGGTTTACAACCACTTACTGCACTTAACATATTTTTTAATATACTTGTATTTACTTTCATAATTTTCCCTCCTAAAATAATCTTTTTTGGTATCTATTATTACCTTTGTATTTATAATTCTCAGCCCAGTCTTTAAAGTAATTTATATTGTATAGTTGTCTACTCTCTTGGTTTTCCATACACTGTTCTATTGATGTTCCATATAGAACACACTGTTCGTTTATTTGCTGTTGCACTAACTGTGGCAATTTATTATAATGACTGGCCTTGTGCTGCACTTTCGGTGATATACATATTCTACCATATTTGGTACATAACTCTCCATTTATTGCAGCCATTAACCAGGTTGTACTGTCAGCACTTTCAAACGGATAATTTTCTAATAATTCCAAGTTAGTCATTCCGAAGGCATGAACTTTTACCTTTGGATTTTTACTTTGTTGTATAATCTTAAAACATTGTTTATACCAATCCCCTTTTACTGTGCTAGCCAATCCAACAGTTCCGCCAAGTCCTATGTATGGAATATGTTTCCCGTTGAACGTTGCATCTAACATATTTTGTAGATGTCTAAAGTCTTCGCCAATATGAAATACTGGTAATAGTTTATCTTTGTCTGCAACTCGCTCTCTCATATATAAATAATTGTGCCAAGACTTTGCAGGCGATTCACGTTGCTCCAATAACGTAGGTTTTCTTTTTAACTCACCTGGAATGTCATCCACACTTGCAAACAATGTAAATTTGTCTGTATTCTCATTTAAAAACTTTATATAATCTTCTACGTCTATATGTTTATTTTTACTCCATGCACTGTATGCTCCACTATCTACAAAGACCTTATTATTAGACATTACTTCTAAAAACTTCATTATGGCTTTCCTATCATTTATTTGTGAAAATAGTACATCACATTCTCTTTTTATTATTATGTCGTCCTGTGTATTTACTTTACCTCCTGCTAAATATAAATCAAACCCCACTTATTACACCTCCTAGAATAGTCTCTTTTGATATCTATTGTTGCCCTTGTATTTATAGTTGTCTGCCCAGTCTTGTAAATAGTTAACATTTACCACGGAACGAGGTTTATAGTTTTCCCTACACTGTTGCAATGTTACACCATACTTATTAATATCCTGTTCTATACGGTCAATCACGTGTGGTGGCAACTTGCTTATATGGTTATTTTTATCTCCGGATTGGTCACTAACACATACAACGCCATACTTAGTCATTATATTACCATTATTACTTACCATTAACCAGCTAGTACTGTCTGCACTTGTAAATGGGAAATCTTCTAATATTTTTAAACTGGTCATACCAAAGGCGTGTACTTTTACATTTGGATTATTACTTTGCTGTATAACCTTAAAGCATTGTTTATACCAATTACTTTTTACGCTTCTATCCCTTATACCAACTGTACCACCCAAAGCTATATATGGTATGTGTTTTCCATCTAATATTACATTGCACATATTACTTAAGTATTTAAAATCTTCACCTATATGGAAAACTGGTAAAAGTTTATCCTTGTCTATAACACGTTCTCTCATGTACATATAATTCTTCCAAGATAATATTGGTGATTGTTGTTTTTCCTTAAGTGTTGGTGTTCTTGTTAATTCCCCTGGTATATTATCCACACTGGCAAACAATGTTAACTCATTTGTATTTGCATTAATGTAATTTATATACTCGTCTGTATCAATTCCTTTACCCCTAGACCAAGCACTGAATGCCCCGGAGTCTACAAATACTTTCCTTTTATCGCCACTATTTTCCCTGTTGTGGTCTAACCAAAACTGTCCCCTATTTCTATCTCTTAATTGTGAATAAAGTCTACAACAATGTCTATCCATCATAGCGTGTTCAGCATTCATATTTTGTACACCTGCAAAGTATAAATCAAAGCTCATACTATCTCCTCCTAACATATAAAGTATATAAAAAGTGGCTAGTTTACTAACTAACCACTCTAATTTTTATTTAAATAATTCGTATGCTTCTTTTCTTAACTCAGTATTAGTTTTAAATCTACCACGTACTGTAGCAGTTCTTGTTTGGCTACCACGGGATTTTATGCCCCTAGCAGTCATACAACTATGTTCGCCCTGCACTACTACTATAATATCTTCTGTATCTAATATCATTTGTAGTATATTGGCAATATCCTCTCCAATACGTTCTTGTAGTTGTAACCTTTTACCCACCATATCGGCCACCCTAGCAATTTTACTAAGGCCTATAACTTTACCATTAGGTATATATCCAACACTAACGGTCATATTATACATCAACGCCAAGTGATGTTCGCAATAACTAAAAATTGGTATTTTTGATACAGTTACAAGGTCGTCGGCTCCCTCGTCGTAAAAACATTTATCAAACATTGCAGCAATTTCCTCGTTTGTATAGTTCATACCTTCAAATACTTCTTGGTACATTTTAGCAACCCTTTTAGGGGTTTCCACTAGTCCGGCTCTATTTGGGTCATCACCTAACGCTTCTATTATTTCTCTTACTGCACCTTCAATTTTTTTAGTATCTATCATATTATACACCTCTCATATTTGGATTCCATATTATTTTATGCAATTGCACTTGCACTTTTACATTATTTAATTTATTATCTAATACATATTCAACTAGTTCTTTTGGTTCTATTGCACCAAATACTGGTGATACATATGGTTGTGCTTTACAACCAGTTTCCTCTAGTATATATTCCATTTTTTCTAATTCATTGTAATTACTTACTACAAATTTAATTACATCCTTAGGTTGCAACAAATATAAATTCCATAATATCATTTTATCTTCCATACCACTACTGGCACATTTATAATCCATTGTAAATATTACCTTGCTATTATGCTTATATTCCCAGAAGTCGTTTAAATCAACTGCACCATTAGTTTCAATATTTACTTCAATATCATTTGCCACCAAGGAGTTAATTAAATCTTTAACTCCTTCATGTATTAGTGGTTCCCCACCTGTTAATGTTACACGGGGTACACCATAGGATAATACTTGTTCTAATATGTCCATTAGTGGCATTAGTTTATATTCTCTATTTTCACAGCTATAACGAGTGTCACAGTAGCTGCACTTTAGGTTGCAGCCATACAGTCTAATGAAGACTGTAGGCAACCCTGTTCTAACTCCTTCACCGTCTATACTTACAAATATCTCATTTACTTTATACCCTCTATTTTCCACAATTACAACCCCCTTTTACTTGATATATTGCAGTGTTGTGAGTACTTTCCTCCACACTAACTCTAGTACATTTTACATATATACCATCAAACATTCCAGTTAGTTGGTCGGCTATCCACTTAGCTATATTTTCAGCAGTTGGGTTAACACCAACAACATCATTTATATATGCGTGGTCTAATTGGTTTACCACTTTTTTTATATGAGTAAAATCCATTACCATTCCATACTCAGTTAATTCTTCACTTTCCAATTGCACTTCTATATTCCAGTTGTGCCCGTGTAAATTACTACATTTACTTTCGTATGGTAAATCCAATTTATGTGCTCCAGCAACTTCCATTTTTTTAATTATTTTATACATATTATTTTTCCTCCCAGTTTATATTAATTTTATATGGTACGGGGTCAACTGCACCGTTTGCCTTAAAGGCATTTATTCTGTCTATACAAGTACCACAAGTACCACAACAAGGTCTTTCACCTTCATAACAGCTATGAGTTAATTCGTATGGCACTTTTAAATCTAATCCCAAACGTACAATATCTTTTTTAGTCATATTTACAAAAGGGGCATGGACTCTAACTTTGTTATAAGTACCAATTGATATGGCTTCGTCCATAGTTTTAGTAAATTCAGGGCTACAATCCGCATAGGCTTCACCGGCTGCATCATCGGCATGTGCCCCTAAATATATAGTAGCAATTGTATCTGGTTTGTCTTCTACCAAACTCATTGCTATAGCTGCTACACTACTTAATAATAAACCATTCCTAAATGGTACGTAAGTTCTTACCATACCTTCTCCATCCTCGGCTATTTGGTCTGCATAACTTTTATGTTTAATTTCTTCTGTACTGTTGGCTAATAAAGAACAATTACTATATGCAAATATTTTACTTAAGTCTATTTCCATATGTTTAACACCATAATATTTAGCTATATCTTTGGCACATTGTAACTCAATACTGTGCTTTTGTCCATAATAAGCACTAACTGTAATAACATCCTCTTTTCCATATAAATCTACTGCTAATCCAACGGCTGTTGTGCTATCAACACCACCACTATTTAATACTACAGCAATTTCTTTACCCATTATTACACATCTCCTTTTTTTCTTTGTTTGTTTTGTACATATATAGTATATAAAAAACCCGGCATTTACTAACCGGGTTTTAAAATATTTTTAAATTTCTATTCCTTCACCATACCAACGGTATGTGCATTCTATATCAGTTTTCATTGGTATTTCAAATTTACCGTCTACAACGTGCACCATAATATGCTCTAATATATCCCTAACCTCTTTGGCATTCTCTTTTGGACATACACCTAACACTTCATCATGTACAGGTATAATTAATTTATAACCTAGTTGCTGCAATCTTTTATTGTCATGTATTTGTATCATAGCTATTTTTGTCATGTCGGCTGCACTACCTTGTATAATACTATTTACACATTGTCTTTGAGCGTCGGCTATATAACCACCATTGTCTACTAATTTATAACCCTCGTCTTTTGCCATTTGTTTAATTTTTTCCTTAGCTTGTTTGCCATACGCTTTATTCATTAATTTTAAATATTTAAAGTAAACTTCGTCACTCACTTCAGTGTTCTTTGTGGAACTAAAATCCAATGGGTTAAATGTATCAACCAAGTTAGGGTTCTCCACTGTTATTTCAATTGGGTCTAACTGCATATTAGGTAGTCTTCTTTTTCTACCCCACGCAGTCTCTACAAAACCATATTCCCTTGCATTCTCTTGTGCAAAGTCTACAAAACCTTTTACCTTTGGGAACTGGTTGTAAAAGTCGTTAATAACTTGTTGTGCTTCTTCCTTACTAATATTCATTTGCTCAGCAATACTTGTAACACCTCTACCGTACATTATTCCTAATAATATAGGCTTAACACTACTTCTACGTTGTTTCCCTTCTGGGTTAACTGTACCGTCGGGTCTAAATTCTTTGCATTCCTCGTATGGCATATTATATAACTTACTTGCTATGGTACTATATAAATCTTTACCGTCCAAATACGCCTGTATCATATGTTCGTCCTGGCTCATGTGTGCCAAACATCTTGGTTCTTGTTGTGAAAAATCACCACCTATTATTACGCTACCTTCGCCTGCAATAAACATTTGTCTTATATCATGTCCTGCATCAATTACAGTGCCATCACTTAACTTTTTAGTTCTACTTGGTATATTTTGTAAGTTTGGGTCACTACTACTAAATCTACCAGTTTTTGCTCCATACTGGTTAAAGTTGGCGTGTAACTTACCAGTTTTTTTGCTTATATGTTGTGGTATGGCATCAATATAAGTACTTAATAGTTTACTCATACCTCTATATTCTAAAATACTGTTAACTAGTGGGTGGTTTAATTGTTTTAGCTGTTCTTCCCCCACGCTACGTTGACCTTTTGGTGGCTCCAATTTTAATACGTCGTAAAATAATATTACTAGTTGTTGGTTACTACCTATATTAATATTAACCTCTCCTAACTCACTTATTTTACTATATTTATCCGGGTGCTTAACTCTTAGGTCATTAAATACACCTTGTTCATCAAGTTGTGCCACTTGGACATTAAATTCATTAAGGGCGTTGTCCATATAAGTAGTATATCTTTCCTTAAGTTGTTGGGCTAACTCTGTGTCTATATTTACCCCTTGTGCCTCCATATCAAACACTACTTCTATTAATGGCATTTCTATATTTCTAAATACATCCGCAACCCTTTCAAGTCCTTTTTTATAGCAGTATTTTCCGTCCTTATCCAAATATTCACGTTGGAATTGGTATAACTCAAAAGTCATTATAGGGTCGAATGCTGCATACATATAGCCAACATCAGGTGGTATTTTGTTAAATTCTATACCATTAAATAATTGACTAAATTTCCCTACTTCTGCACTTTCCCCTGTGCAATACTTTTGCCATAAGGCTTTTAATCCGTGGGGTTCATTCTCATTAAGTAAATAACCGCCAATTAATGTGTCCCAGTATGGTACTATTTTTACACCCACCATCCAATATAGTATGTGCATATCAAACTTAGCATTATGCAGAACAAATCTAATATTATTGTCTACCCAGGATTGTATTAGTTTTCTAACTACTTCCATAGGCACATTACTTTGCAGCTCCATATTTGTCATATAACTTATATGCCCCACTGGTATATAAATACCTTTTTCATAAGGTGTATATAAGCAAATACCAGCTACTTTTCCGTCTATTCTATCAAGTCCGTTTGTTTCAGTATCCAGTGCAACTATACCGTTTGCCACTACTTTTTTATCAAATTGTTTTAACCTTTCCATTGTGGTTACTAATTCCATTTTGTCAAGTCTGTCACTAAATATTTTAGTGGACATCATTTTAGCATACTCCACTTTATCCTTCATTGTCTTTGGCACCACTGTTGTCACTGGAGCTTTTTTATTTTTCTTTTTATTTAATACTTCTAAGGCTTTTTTATTAGCCTCTTTGTTATTGCTGCAACGACTAAATGTATCTTTAAATAGACTCATTATATCCCTCCTATAAAAAATACCGGGTAATGGCTACCCGGTATTTACTTGTATTTATTTGTTATTAAAATTCGTCGTCCACCACTCTACGTCTTCTACTTTCTCTTCTAGGTGCTTCTTCACGTCTAGTTGGTGCAGGTTCTTCATTACTGTTAGGTTTATTGCCACCCCAATCATATATACCGTCTACTATATCTATCATGTCCGCTTTAGTTACCTTTGTAACATAAGTACCTTCAATGTTAACTTTTTCAGGGAAATCCTCTAAACCTTTACCATCTTTTTCTAGTGCAAACATCTCGTAAGTTGTATTTGTATCACCTTTTTTACCTTTACGTTCTATTTCTATTGGACGTTCTACTAGGCTGCCATATCTATTTAAAAAGCTAACTATTTTTCCAACAAAGTTTTTTCCTCTTTCCCAAACTTTAAGTTTGCCATCAGTTTCGTCGTAAAGTTGTAAAAATAATTTTTCCTGTGTTCTATACCCAGCTTTACATAATGGGCAATCATCTTTGTGTATGTGGCCGTCCTCGTCCACTGCTAAACAACTTACATATTTTCTTACTTTTTTCCCATTAACTTCAATTTCTATTTGGTGCACTAAAAAGAAGTCCATATCTCCACCTTCTGGGTCAGTATATAACATTCTTACTTGTGCAATATCACCATCATCTTTTAGTGTAAAGTATTCACTTGAACCAACATTTGTAAATTTTCCTGCATCCTTAATGTTTATTTTAGCCATTTAAAACCAACTCCTTTAATTTTTATTTATTTAACTTACATATATAGTATAGAAAAACCTTGTGGTTTACTAACCATTAATTATATTTTTTATTTGTTCTAATTTATCCATAGATAAAGTTTTATAGTTATTTGTAAATAAAGTATGTATATTCTCTCGTTGTTGTGCTTCCTGTTCTTGTAAATATGTTAAATACATTTGTCCTCGTTGTTGTTCTAATTGTTTGGTACGTTTTTCGCCTAATCCTAATGCATAAAAACAATCTCTTAATAAATATTGATAATTACAGCTACCTCCAGTTTGTTCATTATAAACTCTTATAGTACCATTTTCTCTTCTTAATTTTATACTGCCACGTGTAAAGTCTAAAATTGTATAAATATCATTTTGATAATCTTGTTTACTATTGTATACCACTCTATATAATATACAGTCTTTATAACGTCTTAAATTAAATAAATTTTTATTACCCTTTAAACATGTTACCCCATTATCAAAACTTACTCTTAAACCATATTTTTCCATACTAATAACCTCCTAAATATTTTTAAATTTTTTAGTTATAAATGTAAAGTAGTAGTCACTATTAATGTTAACATTATCAGGGTGGTAAGTACGTTTTAATTGTTTATAAATATGTTTAGTTAAGTTTTTATCCCCCCAACTATCTAAACCATTTGATATAAAGTCTATTTTATTTTTAAATACTGTATTATATTGTGGGTCTTGTATAAATTGTTCATATGTCTCTAATATTGATTCTTGTGCAACTTTTTTAAGTTTGCCTCTTGTTGTATAGTTTGCAGGGTCATTTATTAATTGTTCATTATATTGTTTTACTAATCTTTCCACTTGTTCTACTAGTTGGTCAATTAATTCTTTTGGTGCAGGTAATAACCCAGCTATTACAACTTGTTCTAATTTAGCACTTTTAGGCATCTTTTTATTTTTATGTGCTTGGTTATGTGTCATTTTATAAATACCACTAGAATTTTTTAAAGTAACCATCCATTGTTTATATTGTTTGCCACTTGCTGATATATGTATTATTTGTTCTACGCCAACTGATACAAATTCTCCAAAGTATGTCACTATGATGTTACCAGCTTTATATGTAGCTTTAATATCATTAACTTTTGAAGTTGTGCCATCCTTTTTAATTTTTTTAGCTAAATTTTTACTAGTAACATCATATCTCATATACCTTTACCTCCCTTTATTTTTTAAGTACATATAAAGTATAAAAAAGTAGGTTATTTTACTAACCTGGTTTTAAAAACTTTTTTACATATTAAAATCATTTAGTGGCTCTTCGCTAAGTATTATATTAACCATTGTTTCATATCCAAGCCAAGCTAATGTATCTACATGAACTTCTTCTTTAGGGTCTAAATATACTTTGGCTTCATTATATATGTCTAATATTTCGCTTAAGTGTTGTTTTGTGAACTCTTCACAATCTTTGTGGTATATTAAACTAGTTATTGCTCCACTAACTCCACCGTGTTCATATACATTTTGTAAATAATTTTGTACCTCTAAATCACTATCTCCATGTTGGTCTAATATATCCTCTATTACGTGTGCCATTAAACCACTTTCAGTATTTCTTAACATTCTCCATAAATCTTTTTTAGTTACTGCCATAAATAACACCCTCCTTATAAATATAAATCGTATAAATCTTGTTCAGCTTCTTCTACAGTTTTGTATGAACAACCATTAACTAATTCACCAACTGTACCAAAGTTATCACTAATTTTGTTTTCTCTGTAAATGTAAAATTTATTATCCATCCAGCTTTGTTTAATGTAAAATGTACCTTTTTTACTTTCATATGTTTTCATTTAAATCCAACCCCTTTAACCTTTTATTTATTATTTATACTTATATTATAGTGATACTTGTATAATTAATCAAGTGTTTTTTGAAAATTTTTTAATTTTTTTTTCAAATAAAATAAGGTAGGGTGTTAACCTACCTTATTTATATTAATCGCATTTAGTGTAGCCGCATTCGGGGCAACTATTGCAACCTCCAGTAAAATTTAGTTTGGCACCACATTCAGGGCAATTACTTACTTTAACTTCTTCCGGCTTAAGTTCTTCTTTATATAATTCCTCGTGGTCTGCAATATATCTACGTTTTAATTCCATTAAAGCTCTACCTATGGCACTTGGGCAACATTTACCGGAACTAGTATCACCTTTTACAGCATTTCTAACAGTATAAGAAGGACAAGCAGGTACGCTATTTAATTGGTCACATATACCTTCTACAGTTCCACCAAGTTTACCTGCATAACTTATCATTCTACTAAGACCTACCATAAAACTATTACATCCACCTTGGCTACCTTTGTCTAAAAATATGTGGCATAATTGTCCAGTTTTTTTATGGAAATATACTGACATCCATAAGCTACCACATCCTGTAGTTAATTGAGTGCCATATGCCACACAATTGTCAATAGACGTGTCAGTTATTGGTATGTGTATAGTATTCTCTGTTGTTTGTTCTTTTGGTGTATCTACTACTAATACACCTTCTTTTTTACAACCGGCTCTATAAATTGTTAACCCTTTACAACCTTCTTCCCATGCAGCTTGGTATAAATCTCTTATAGTTGCCACATCAGTATCATTAGTTACATTTACTGTACTACTAATACTTGCGTCAATATATTTTTGCCATGTAGCTTGTATTGTAACTCTATCAAACGGGTCAATATTTTGTGCAGTAGCTATATTACCCACATTCTCCTCGTGTATTAATTGCATATCAATCATCTTTTGTATTATTGGTGTATATACCTTGTAAAAAACATCTTCCCCGTGTAGGGATTCAGTTTTTCTTGTATAGTGTGTAGCAAATATTGGTTCTACGCCACCACTAACACCTAACATAGTACTTATGCTTCCTGTTGGTGCAATAGTGAATAATTGAGAATTTCTAAGGCCGTGTTGTCTTATAAGGTTAATAGTATTTTCTTCAATAACATTACTATTTTTTAATACTTGTATAAAAGTACTTGCTAACAATTTTTTATTTTCGCATTTAGGAAAGGATTCAGTATCCATAGCTAGTAAGGCACTTTCCTCTAATCCTGTGTTAACTAGTGTTTTACCTACCATATCAATTATATTTAGGGCACGTGCTGAATCATATTGGCAACCCATTTTAAGTAACATATCAGCAAACCCCATTATGCCAAGTCCTATTTGTCTCCAATCATTTACAGTTAATATTTGTTCATCTAATGGGTGTAATTTTAACCCTTCGTCCAATACATTATTTAAAGCTCTAATAGCTATTCTTACTGCATGTTTAAATTCAGGTATATTAAATGCAGCTTGTGGTGTAAATGGGTTTTCTACAAATTCACTTAAATTTAAGGCACCTAATAAACAACTACCACCAGCTGGTAATGGTTCTTCAGCACAAGGATTAACTCCTGCATACTTAAAGTCTTTAAACTCGTCTAATAAGTTATAGGACTCTATTGTATCCCAATATAATATACCGGGTTCAGCCCAGTCATAATTGTTTGCTGCAATATGGTCTAATATTTCCGGTTTATCCTCCATATCCTTGGCACTCATACGTACGGAAATATTACATTTTTCTAGTTTGTTGTCTAGTTTGGCATCTATAAAGTCATGTATGTCTGGGTGGCTGCTATCCATACTTATCATTAGTGCACCACGTCTTCCATTTTGTCCAATAACCCTTGCAGTTTGTTCTAAAACATCCATAAAGGATACGGCACCACTAGTTGTAAGGGCTGCATTATGTACCTCGGCTCCTTTTGGTCTAAGTGTACTAATATCTACACCACAACCTCCTCCATAGCTAAATGTACGGGCTAACTTCATTGCAGTAATGTATATACCTTCAATACTATCTTCCGGGGGTGCAATTACATAACAATTACTGTAAGTAACTCCCCTATTAGTAATACCTCTATTACTAAGTATTCTACCACCAAATAAGAACTTTTTATCCACTATAAGTTGTATTACATCCAAGTCACCACCACTAACTCTTTCTAACCACTGCTCAAAGCTCTCACCATTACGTTGGTATTTTTTCTTCCAAATATCTTCCCCTAACTCACTTAATTTCCAATCTTGTAGTTCCATATAACTACCTCCTTCATATAAAAAAGTCTTACTATATATAGTATAGTAAGACCTTGTTATTTACTAACCAACTAAATAATTTAATTTTTTTTGAAGTGCTCTTCTTATACCAACAACACCAGCAGTACTAACACCAATTTCCCTTGCCATATGGGATTGTTGTAAATCACACATATGGTCTAGTGCCACCATACAATATTGTAATTGCTTAGGTGATAAATCTTCTTTTTTAACTAAGTCAGTTAAATCTACTTTGTCGTATTCATCCTCTACACTTGCTTCCTCCCATCTATCTTCAGTTGTTTCGTAGTAACTCATTGGTGTACATTGGTCACCGTTGTTTGCTTTACGTTTATTACTTGCATTACTTTGTGTTAGTGTTCTTAATGCGTTCTTTATGTAAACACATATCATACTAGTAAGTTTGCCACTATGGTTCTTTTGAGGGTCATAATTTTCAAAGCACTTCCATATTTGTTCTAATATAACACTTGTTACTTCATCATTGCTAACACCAACATATTTTTTACTTACTTGGTAGAATAAGTTTTTATTCTTTTCAAATACGTATGCAATAACTTCATTGTGTAAACCTGCTTGGTAATCATTAAGTAATTCCTCGTCAGTATGTTGTAATCCATAAACTTTAACTACATCTTTAAACATAACCATTCCCCCTGGTAACTTATATTTTTTATTTACTTTTTATACTTATAATTATATAGACCTTTATATAATTATGCAACACTTTTTTATAAATTTATTGGAGAAATTTTTAATTTTTTAAATTCTTCGTCTAACTCGTTGATATCCCTATGGTCTATATAATTTACCTTGCTTAACAGTTTTGTCTTACCTAAGTTGTGCAGTAATTTTCTACTACCTTTTTTACCGGCCTCGTCTGGGTCTAGTGCTATTATATAATGTCTAATAGGTAACTTATTCAACATTTTATACTGATTCCCTCCTCCGGTACCAAATATACATATTGCCGGAAATCCTAACTTCCAAAGGGTTAGCATATTAAAAGGTGATTCCACTATATATACTGGTTGTTTATATAGTTTTAACCTTAATACTTCACTAGCACCAAGTAAATAATCCGTCTTGTTTATGCCACTTGGTATATAATATTTTTTTCCTACAATACTTCTCCTTTGTAACCATTTTACCTCCCCTTTTAAATTGGGAACTGGTATAGTTATGCAGTCGTCCTTGCTATCATACCCTATATCAAATTGTTCTATTATGTCGTCGGTTAAACCTCTGTTATACATATACTCCACTGTGTACCTGTAACCTTGTAACACCTCCTGGGGCACGTTTGGTAGTTCCCCTCGAGTAATTGTTCCTCTACTTAAATTTAGTTCCACTTTACGGGTTTTAACAGTTAGGCCTGTATTATATTGAGCCTTAATCCATTTATTACCAAATATACCTCCGTCGTTATATCCAAAACAATTACTAATAAAACTACTTAGTGGTACTGTGTAACCACAAGTAAAACAATGTACTGTGCCAGGTTCTATTATTTTAGTACCTTGATACTTTGGTACAATAGAAACCCCACAAGAGGGTTTATGTTCATGTCCATCTTTATGTACTGGACAAGTTATCATAATATTATCTCCTGTGGGTTTTATATCATTTAATAAAAATATTCCATTGCACATTAAACTACCTTTTAAATCAATTAATAACTGTTGGTAAGTTGTATCAAGTTCCATACCATTTACACTAATCATCCTCGCACAACTCCCATCTACTATGGTTTTCTATCCACTCGTCCAAGCACTCAGTACTGCAAAAGTTTAATTCTTTGTAGCCACAATAGTCTGGTAATTCTAATACTAAATAATCATAATCTAATCTTTCTTCACATTGTTCACACTTCATATTTACCCCTCCTGTACTTTATATAATAAATCAAACAGTGGGTCTAAGTGCTCAAACATTAGGTCTCCCTCGTCCACTGCTTTATTTATGAGCCATTTTAATTCTTTTACTAAGTCCTTTTCTATTTCCATTTCTCTAATTTTCTTACCAGTTAACATATAACCAACTCCTTTAAATATATTATACTTTAATATTTAAATTTACTAACTTACTTTTTTATTTTTTTTTAAAATAAAAACCCCTGGCACTGTCCGCTCCAATGCCAGGGTAAAAAAGAAAGGGAGTTATATTATGAGTAGAGGTTTGTGCCGCCACATTTCCTCTACATATATAGTATAGAAAAAATTGTAAATTTACTAACTAAAATACATCAGTTACATCATTTATTTTATTATTATTTCTAAATGGTAACTGTGGTTGCACTTCTTCTGGTTGTTGCCCCTCGTGCAGTTGCTCAGTTACAAAGGTAAAAATACCATTATCTATATCCCATACATATAATAATTGCTTATTATTTTCCCCGTATCTATTTTTAGTAATTTTAAGGCTTAACCCAGCTTTAGTTTGCACAAGAGATATTACCCTACTACTATTTTGGGCAATACCATCACTTTCACCTATGTCCGCAAGTTCGGGGTTTTCCGGTTTATCCATATCCGCCTTGTTACGGTTGGCTTGTGCATCCACTATAATTGGTATACTAAATTCTATACTTATGTTAAATAAGTCCTGTGCAATATGTGTGTACTGTGTTCTTGTTTGGTCACCCTTGGCACGTCGTTCATCTTCCATTAAGGATATTTGGTCAATACCAACTATGTCTGGTTTATATTCTTTTATAAGGGCACGTAGTTTGCTCACTGTTAACATTTTGCCACCAAAATCTACTGGAGTTACTACTATATATGGTGGCAATTCTTTATTAGTTTGTAAGTCGTTAATATATTGCTTATAATCACCGTCGGCTATTGTACCTCGCATTAATTGTGAGTTAGTGTAGTTCATACCTAAAGTATCATTTCTATATGCCACTTGTAATACACCCATCTCACCACTATAATGTAATACTTTTTTATGTTGTTTGTTAGCTTCGGTTAAAAACTTTTGCAGCAACCAAGATTTACCTTGGTTAACCCTACCAACTATAGTTACCAGCTCTTCCCCTGGTAGCCACCCATTAAGTATTTTATCTAATTCAGGTAAGCCACTACCAATTCCAAGCATACCACCTTTAGCTCGTTTATGTTCTAAGTCCTTTATTTTTTCCTCAACCATATTGTTAATATTTATCCCATTACTTTGTACTGTTTGGTCAAGTAAGCGTTGTGCCCTTGTTACTATGTGTTGCAACCCATCAAAAGCATTTTGTTCTAATACATCGCCACTAGCTTGGAATAGTGCCACCCCTTGGTCAAATAGGTAATTTTCCTTAAGGTTATAAATAATATATTTTAGTGGCTCTAAAACTTCTACCACATCAAAGTCCGGGAATTTTCCCATAAATGTCTCCCAGTCTGGCACCTTACCATAAGTTCTAAAGTGGTTACATATAAACTCATACTCCTCTTGGTAATCCTTAAAATATTCTTTGGTTATACCTTGGCTTGTATATGCGTCTAAATTATTATTATTTAATATGTCGTTTATTGCTTGTAACTGCACCATTATATTCTCACCTCTCTTGGTTTCCTTTGTGGTTTATTTGTAAACTCAACTATTGTGCTTGTATCTAATATTCTGTTCGCCAACCTACCACCAATATTTTCATCCAATTGGTCGTCTATTACATTACTTGTAAATATGTTTGCTTTATTGTTTACAATACGTGGGTTAATTAAACTAAATAATATTTGGTGGTCATATTCTTTTAGCTTAGTTACCCCTATGTCGTCCCATATTACAAGGTCTACAGTTGGTATTAATTTTTCCATCTCTTCCAGTCTTAAGTTAGGATGTTTTATGGCATTCCTCTTTGCCATTAAAAATTCATCTACATTAATAAATAAACCTCTACAACGTGTCCCATTACCATTCCAAATATTACTAAAATACTTACTCATTAGTTTAATACTCCATGTAGTTTTCCCGTTGCCATAATAAGGACTATATAAATATAGGTTGCACCCGTCTTGTACAAACTCATTAATATTTTCTTTTACATTATTAAGGTATTCATACTTTTTAATATCCTTATCTGCACTTAATTTTAACTGTTCAGGTTGTTGCTTATTTGGTGGTATATTTGCTAAGTTCACCAAGTAATAATATTGAAAATATACACTGCAACTACAGTTACAATCTTTTGCATTATACATAGGGCAGTTAGCTCTAAACCAACACTTCTCCCTATTAAATTTAAATTCTTTTACATCATACATATCAAAAACCTCCCTTTATTTATAGTATAGTAATAATGGCACTTTTACTAACATAAAAAAACCCCCGATACCAAAGGGGGTAGGTACCGGGGTAAAAAATATATATAAGGGGTTAAGTATGTAAGGGGGTTTTCCCATGTTCCTTACATATATAGTATAGAAAAAAGTGGTATATTACTAACTACAAAATAAAAAAAATTCCGGTGGGTTACCAAGCCACCGGAATGTATATGGGGATTGTTATTAATTACTAATTAATTATTCGAAGTTAACCACCCTCTTCCTAAAATTTCTCTTTAGCCAATAGAAAATAATAAAAATTAAAATAATAAAATAATTTAATAAATAAAGTAACTTACATATATAGTATAGAAAAACTGTGCAGTTTACTAACTAATAAAACATTTTTATTTCGTCGTTAGTTAACTTTATTACATATATATTATCTTTAATTATATATTTTTGTTTTTTAATAGGTTTTTGCCACTCCCCACGTTCTACGTGTCTAGTAATAAGTTTATTAAAGTTTTGTAACTGGTGACTATTAAGTCTAAAACAACTATGTTTTATACTATTAATAATGTGTCTAATATCGTTGCATAAAAAATAATTGTTTGGTGTTACCACTAAATAATTATTAGTACTTAACATATAAACTCCTCCTTTTTTAGTTAAAGAGAATTATGTAGCTTTTGCTACATAATAAACTTCCAACGGGCGATTTGTTAGTTAATTTTACTTTTATTTTTTAATCTTACTAATATTTAATATTTATATATAGTATAGAATTATTTGCGATTTTACTAACTACAAATTAAAAAAATTTTTATTTTAAAAAAGGTTTTTTTATATAGTATAGAAATTTTGTGCAGTTTACTAACTTACATATAAAAAATAGAAGGATTAAATCCTTCTATTAGTTGTGTTATGTTTATAATCATTTTCAACCTGGTAACTAGCACGGTTTTTACGTGGCATTGGTTGGTTAACATAGTTTTCCATTTTGTTGCTAAATAAAGTTTGTGGTCTTATATACATCTCCATATTAGTGCCACCCCATTCAGCAACCTTTACGTCTATAACATATTTAAAGTCCTCTATTGTATAACCTTCCCTTAAACGTGCAGTAATATATTTTACAGTATTTTTTGCAGTATATTTATATTTAGTACCGGCTTGTTTATTTAAGTAGTCTACAATTTCTTCTATTATTTTAGTTTGTACAGTTGGTACTTTATTAACATTGAATCCTGGTAGTGCCATTATTTCACCCTCTTTACTCGTAAAGTTTTGTATTGTTTTTCCTTAAATGCCGGGGCAATATCGTCGGTACTTATTATACCACTATACATTAATTCTTCTAATTTATCTTCGTCTACGGCATAAGTTTTAATTAAACAGTCCATTATTTCAGGTTTTTCTTGTGCCATATTTAATAATATTTGTATTAGCAAAGTATCATCTAATTCACTTTTGGTACTGGTTGTATAGGAAACTTTTACACCGTCGTATTCCCCCTTAGTAATACCTTGTTCCTCTAACATAGTTTTGGTACTTTTAATTAAGTTATTTTCCACGTCTTTATTCTTTTTATTTAGCTCTTTTATTTCAGCTAGTTTACTTAATAAAACCCCTAACTCTTTCATTTTTTTACCCTCCTTAAGTATTTACTTGGGAAACCCCATAAAACCCATTTTAAGTAGGTAATATGGGGTTAAAACCCTATATAAAGTATATAAATTATTGGTTATTTACTAAGTTGCCATTATATTTATCACTAACACTTTTCATAGTGCCTCTTTTAGTTTTCTTCATAAAGTTTACAAAGGTATCAACATCACGTGCTGCAAAGTATTTTGCATGTTGTTCACCTAGTGTTATGTATTCTGGTAATGTACGTTGTTCTTCGGGTAACATTTCTTCGTATTCATACCATCTTAAAATGGTAGCTTTTGTTCTACCTATAATGGCACCAATTTCAGTAAGGCTATAATACATAGTTCCATCTATTATTTTCATATCTATCCCTCCATAATATCCATAAATAATTTTTTATTATCCACCACTTGGTTAGATAATGCTTGTTTGCTGTTAACTATTTTGTGTACTTTTTCGTCTATGGTGTCCTTACATAATAAAGTAATAACATTTACTGTGCCCTTTGTACCTATTCTGTGGCACCTGTCCTCGGCTTGTTGTTTGTCTGCACTTGTCCAAGGTTCGTCCAAGAATATTACTGTGTTAGCTTCGTTAAGAGTAAACCCAGTACCTAAACAGCCGATTGTACCTAATATAACATGGCAATCAGCGTTTTCTTTAAACTCCCTTATTAGTTTATCCTTGTCCTGCACCTGAGAGGTTATACAAGCTGGGTTATATTTTTCCAGTAGTGCAGCAGCTGGGTCAATTACTTTTGCCCAGTTACTAAAAATAATAACTTTACCACCATTATTGACTACTTCCTCCACTAATTCTTCCATACGTTTGTATTTTACGTTGTTTATTTTATGTGTGGTTAAAATGTCCGGGTTGCCAGTAGCCTGACGTAAACGTGTTAGTGCAGTTAATGGATTCGGTAATAAAAGTATTTTATCAATATTGTCTTGTATAGTTTGCTCCACTTCTTTATATAATTTAGTTTGCCCCGTATCCATCTCCAATAACTCGTTAATGTAAATTTTAGGTGGTAAGTCTAATACGTCCTCTTTTTTCCTTCTTAACATATATTTACTTAGTCTACTTTGTAGCTGGTCTAAATGTTTATAACCCACTATTTGATATCCACCAAATCCACCCATGATACAGTAGTGGCTCTTAAATTGTGTTAAGCTATGGTTCTCCACCTCTAACCATTTTAAAACATTATACAAGTCTATAGCAGCGTTCATTATCGGCGTTCCTGTAAGTGCTAACTTATAGTATGTGCAGCAACAATGAATGGCTTTACCTTGTAAACTGGTAGAGTTTTTACACTTGTGAATCTCATCTATAATGGTCATACCTATTACACCACACGTACAAAGTATTTTTATGTATTCCTGTATTTTAGTATCTCTTAGTGTTTCAATATTGGTTACAAGGAAAAATTCCTCGTGTTTACTTTGTAGGTCTAATAATCTATCATGTACACTACCAATTTTACCGTCCTTTAATCCCAATATATGGGCACGTTCGTTGGTATGTACTGCAACCTCGTGTACCCAGTTCCATTTTAACTCATTTACACCACACACTATAAGGCAATGCTTCATTTGTCCCTTTTTACTTACTGCAATATCCAAGGCTTGTTTGGTTTTTCCTAACCCTTGTTCGTCCGCAAGTAAAAATTTTGTGTGGTCTTTAGAATATAGAAAACTATCCATTTGATAACTATATGGCACGGTTTTACTTTCATACTCCGGTAATGGTTTATCATAGTTGTCCAGCAATTTTAAATACTCTTCAAATTCTTTGGGTATTTTACCCACTATACTAATATCACAATTGCTGCACTTATCCAGTATAGTTTTAAATGCTACCTTGGGTAGTTCCCACATATTCTTATTCTTGTGGTAATAACAGTTAAAAGATTTAACAACATCCAAATATTCTAACTCATTACCACTCATTTTTATAAATAAGGAGTTACCCCTAAATTTAATTCCTTTGTCAATTTTTAACTTCATATTGCACCTCCAATAAAGTTAGGGGAGCTTCCTCCCCTACATTGTTGTTCCAGCTATTATTACGTTTTGTAATACTTCTAAATCATTTACACCACTTATTCTAAAGTAACCTCTACTTTTATCATATATACCTGTGTCGTATCTAGTTTCTAATGTGTATCTATAGTTTGCATCTAATTTTTCATATACACTAGGTTTCATATCTATGTGCATATTACCTTTTTTGTTAAATCTTATCATACATACTGCACCACGTTGACCCTCTTTATATACTCCTAGGTATTCTTTCTTTTGGTTAGGTGTGCAGCCATTATTAGTTATAACAGTATTTACGTCATCTCTATTAACTTCTATACCAGTTTGTGCAGGTAATGCAGGACGATTATGTCTAGTTGTATATTCGTCTATTTTTTCTTCCACTACCACTGGTGCTACATATTCTTCATACATTTTAAACCATCTTTTTATAGTACTTAATGTGTACATTTTACTTATACCATCTTCATTATTTAATATAAATGTGTTACCACAAACATCAGCTACTACAAATATTTGATTATTTCTTATGTTTTGTAATTTATCTCCTCTTACAGCTTCTATACTTTTTCTCATTAATAACAACCCCTTTTTTCTTTTTTATTTATTTTTTATACTTATATTATACAGCTATTTATATAATTAATCAACTGTTTTATCCAACTTTTTTAAAAAATTATAAATAAATTCATCATTTATTTGTTCCTCTGGTATGCCATACCATTGTGCTAGTCTAAATCTTACGCCGTCAATATATGTGTTTATATTTATGTTGCAGGTAAAAGGACTTGCGTCCCTTACCTTGCATATCTCTCTATATTGTTGTATTGTTAACATATTATGCCACCTCCTTAAAGTGTTTAAATCTTGTTGTTAAGTAATCGCCTATACAAGTATTATCTAAGTTTGTTGTTTTTAATAAACGGTTTAAATTCTTTTGTGTTACTGTGTATGGTCTACAAATTAAATTTACTTTTTCTTCTTGTTTGGCACTGTCTAATAATTGGTACATTAATACTATCCAAGCTTCCATTTTATCAAATTCAAGTGTACCACCGTGTTGTCTAATTTCTATTGTGCCATATTTTACATAACTTTGTAAGTTTACTTTACTATATCTTGTACTTATTACATAGGCTATATCTCTTATACTTGATATCCAGTTTTGGTTAATTTTTACTAAATCCGCTTTTTTAAGTGGATTACAATATTCATTTCTACGTCTACTAGGTGGCACCAAGTAATTTATAATTCCTTGATAGTTGTAAAATAAATTTAAAAAGTTTTTGCAGTTTTGCACTGTAAAATCAGCTATATCAAAATGTACGTGAGTACCACAAGTTTTGTCCACTTTAGCACCACAACTATTTAAAACTTCATATACTTTTTGAAGTTCGTCTAAACCCTCATCACCATATAATATAGGGCTTACAAGTTCTAAACCTCTATATAAACCAGTATCACGTCCTGTAACACTTGAGTCAGTTGTAACTTTCCATTGTGCCATAACTTTATGTGTATATCCTTGGTAATCAGCTACTGATATACCGGCAGCTCTAAGTCTTTGTATAACTGTTACATAGTTTGCACCAAAGAATTCAATCTCAACCCCAAATTTTAATTCTCTCATTAATAACATCTCCTTATCTTTTTATTTATATATATTATACTGCTACTTGTATAATTAATCAAGTATTTTAAATAAAAAAATTCCTACATATATTATGCAGGAATTCTTATATATTTATACGTATCTAACAAACTCTAAGTACTTTTTATTTACCCAATAACCGGCTTTGCCTTTACACCAAGTACCTCCATCAACTTCTTTTTCGTCTACTATTGTTATTGCCACACCTTTATTGATTGTGTCTACTACGTCGTATTTTATACCAGCACCTTTTCTACAATTAAGGTCATTAGTGGTGCAACGTGCTATATATTGTTTAAATTCTTTAGGTTTTTCTTCTTTAGGTTTTTCTTGTTTACCACTAACATATTTCTTTACATCATTAATAAAATGTGCAAACCCTTTAGGGCTACAACCGTAACCCCAAAATGCAGTGCCAGGACAAGTTTTGGCACTTCTACTAGCACTATATTTTCCTAGGTAAGCACCACTAGCTGTAAACCAACAGTGGGGTCTTATATGTGTAGTGTTTACTGGTATATGGAATTTTTTACATAACTCTCCATAAAGATATATTACTGCTTTCTTTTGTGCAGCAGTCATTTTGTCGTGGCCTTTATCAAAACAACCATATATTTCAATACATATGGCACCTGTGTTCCAACCTCTAATACCAATTGGAGTGGAGTTTAAATTACGTCCAGTTGTTATTTTACCGTCTGGGAATACGTTGAAGTGTTGTGCAATATAATGTCCATGTCCATCACTACTATGCCACTTACTTTTACCATAAGAATCCAATGACTCAGTACGTCCAAAGTGTGGTTCTGCAAATACTTTTTTATCCGTTTTTTCCCAGGTACTATAGCTTGGCATATCCATGTGGTGTACTTGTAATTTTGTTATTGTTCTACTTACGTGTTGTTTTGCTAACCAATTTTTAACATCTTTTTGATTTTCTAAAAGGGTGAATCCATTTTTAGTTTTCACTATTTACCACCTCGTTTTTAAATTATAAGCCATGTCAATACAAAGTATTAACATGACTTATTTTTATAAACATTTTATTACACAATTGAATTAATTGTGTATACTAAAATACTATTGGCTCAAATCTTTTTAAGCCATTAATAACTTCATTTGCGATTAATTTTCCACCTTCTACATTAGGATGTATTAAATCAGCTATATAAGTAGTATGATTTAATGTATTTATTCCACTATTAGCATTAATATCTATGCATGGTATTCCATAGTAAGCACTTACTTCTTTTACAGCATTAGCAAAGTCAGTCATACATAAATCCCTTATATAAAATTGTTTATCTTGGTTTATTGCAGCTTCCTCTGTACGTCCACCAACTGGAGTCATAGTTATTATTTTGGCACTAGGACATCTTGTTTGTATTTTTTTTAACATTAATGCAAAAGCAGCTTTAAAGGATACACTTTCACTTAATTCATCTGTCTTTATGTCGCCCATATTAATAGAAGCAGAACTCCAGTCATTATGCCCACCAAATACTAATATTACATCACTATCTGTTGGTATAGTTTCAATTCTTATGTCTGCACTCATATGATTTGTAGAGGAATTAACTTGAGTTACAGTTGTACCACCAACACCTCTATTATAAAATGAACAACCAAAATATGAAGCGACATAAGCTTGCCATTTATTTTGTTCTGTTACACTATCACCATAAGCACATATCTTTTTCTCTTTATACCAACTTTCAGTTTTATTCGTTTTATCCATACCTTCTATTATATTAGCTGGGAGATACATTTTATCATTTTCATATGGTTTACCAACGTCTGTTATCCAATATGTTGCTAATGTTGCATCATCTTCTGTAACAAAAGTATATCTTATATATTTTATTTTAGTATCGGATTGTGGCAAGGCTACTATACCTGCTGCAGTTTCCCTGTTTTGAGGGGATATTGATTTTAAATATTTTTTATTCTCATCATAATAATATATATATCCATTTATATTACAATATGTGGATTTACAGTCATCTCTCAATTCCATAAAATCGGTAGTTGTTCTTTCTATTCCTGTAACCTTGTCAGGCATTCCATAATTAGGATTTATCCCATACCCCTTTTGAAGGGCTACATTTTTTAATAAATTGTTTACTTTTGTAAAAAATGTACATTGTTCAGGGTGAATACTAGTAAGTTTTGATTCCATATTGTTAATAGCTTTTGACTTAGGTTGTGTTCTAAAGTTATCATATTCATCTTTATAATTACCAATAAAAAATGTTTTTATATTCTTATCATATGTATGCCAGCAATCAACAGATATTGTATCAAATTTATCAAAATTATCACTAACTACTAATGTTCCTCCAATGGATAATTGTATACCTTCAACATCTTCAACAGAACTTGTAAGGTATATTTGAAAAGCCGTAGAAGGTGTAGTTCCATCTTCTAATTCTATATATCCTTTCATTTGATTACTTGTAAATTTCTTAGCAAGTTTGAATTTCTTGTTGCCGCTGTGTCCAAATATTGAGTCGAAATTTTTTCCTACATATTTTGAATCATCAATACAGTTATTTGAAATTGGCACATATTCTATATCTAATAAAGTATTTAAATTGCCACATTGAGTTCTTATGGCATCTCCTATATTTTTATATATAGTGCCGTTAGCGCCTGTTCTACCATCTATTAATTCTGCATCACTAGTAGTAATTCCTTCTTTTAGTGTAGTTAAATTATCATCTACATATTTCTTAGTAGCTGGATGATAATTTTCTGTTGGTGTATATTCTTGCGTATTTCCTATTTTTAAATATCCATATAAACGTTTTTCTAGGGTTTTAGTACTTTTAGTATATGTGTATTTATCTGTGCCACCTAATATAAGTATAAATAAAGTATCAGTATTTCTTGCACACAATATAAAATCATCTCTAGTTATAGCACCACCAACAAGGGCTATTTCTGTTTCGCTACTATCTTCATTTGTATAAATAAATGAGAATCCATATACATTGGCATATTTATTTGGTACAAAGTATTTTTTATATGTTCCCATATTATTACAATTAACATATATACGTTTATTAGTTTCATCAATTCTTAATATAGGTAGTTGTTCAAGTAATATATTATCATCTACATATTTTTTAGTAACTAAATCTTTATCCTCAGTAGGAGTGCCTTCTTGTGTTAGTTTACCTGAATACCATGCATTACCTTGCCAATCTAAAGTGTGTGCATTTGACCTTTTAGCATCACCAGCACCATTACCTACTATATGAGCATATTTACGATTTTTGTCTTCAATATTATATTTACCTTGTACGTGTTGAAATTGAGAAGAAGCTTTACTTCCATACCCTTCTGCATGAGAACTAGCACCTGAAGCAGTTGTATAATCACCTTCAGCATGAGAATTAACACCTGAAGCAGTTGTCGTAGAGCCTTCTGCATGGGAACCATAACCTGATGCTAATGAACCATATCCTTCTGCATGTGAAGAATTACCTGAAGCTGTTGTATTCGTACCTTCTGCATGTGAAGAATCATTTGATGCTTTTGTGCCACCACCTTCTGCAAACGAACCATTGCCTGATGCTTCCACTCCTACTCCAATAGCAACACTCGCCATCCCTATGTCACCTGTTCTTCCCATACTTATGCTATTTTGCGCCACTAAATCAGTTTCTAAATATTTACTATCTAAATATTTAACTTCTTCTTCATAAATAACTAAATCAGTAGAAATGGGAGTATCATCTGTATTAGTATTTGTAATAAATATTGTTAAATCAGTTGCTTCATTAAAGACTTGTATAACATAACCATCTATACTACATACAATACTATTGCTTATCTCTTTATTCACCATTACACCGCATAATTTTTTACTACCTAAAAACTCTATATAATATCTTCTATCTTTATTAATAGAAACATTATTTATATTAATAGCTTTTTGTAATGTTATATCACTAGCAGGTACAGTAACTAATACTTTACTAGAGACAGTATGTGGCAAATCAGTATCTTTGCTATTTTTTATAGCTTTGGTATTAGTGTCTAGTGCTTCCTCAAATTTATTTATTAATTGTGCAGATAATATATCGCCATCATTATGGATTTCTCTAATATAATTACCTTCACTATCAAAAGCATTTTTTATCTCACCACTCGCTAAACTACTCAACCCTAGAACTGCTCTACCCATAATTGCCTGGTTATCTACAAGCGGCTCGCACACATGCAATTGTTGTTTTACAATAGGCATGGAAATCATACTTGTTTTGTCGGCATCCAATAATGATATTTGGAAATCATATTCACCTAATTCAATAGGGTCATTTATAAGGTCGTCTGTTATTGTAAGCACTGCCACGCCATCTTGTGTAGGTTGTATTGCAAAAGTATATTTTATTTCATCACTTCTATATAATCTTATTTGGAAATAGGCTGCATTAGTTTGTGCTATAATATTATTTAAATCACTTTTATCAAATTTGTATCTGTTATTTACAATTGAAAAATGCAACTCAATATTTTTATCCAGTCTAAATAAATATATATCTTCATCAAGTGTGGCATTATTTTTATTGATTGTCATAATACATTTCTTATAAATCATTGTAGCTTTTGCCTCCTTTCATTATTTATGTTTTATTCCGTCTAATCCTTTTGTTGAGTTATCGTTCCATATACCTAGAAAAGCAGTTATTATTGCCACTATTGCCACTGGGTTATTTATAATACCTTTTAGTGCTTCAATAAATAGTGGCCAACTAGTTAATTGGTTAAAATCAACACCACTCGCACTGAATATAAGTGCCACTACAGATAGATAGAAATATGGATTTCTAAGTTTTGGATGATTTAATAAAAATTGTTTCATGTGTAACACCTCCTAAAATAAAATATTAGTTATCACTGTTAGAATAATACTGAACATAGCTAGACCTAAAGAAGTCCATAATCCTTTATTTGCCTTTTCATGCTCAACTAAAGTATTCCTTACATATTCTTCCAGTTTATTATTCCTGTTTTCCAGACCTTTTATTACTCGTTCCTGCTCACAAGTCTGAGCTTCAATTAAGTCCAATCTACTTGCTAATCTTTGTTCGTTAATACTGTCTAATTTCGCATTTATTGTTGCCACATCCTCAATTAATTTTAATAATAGTTCCTGCACCTTCTCATCACTCATACATTCACCTACTTTTTAGGTGGCTCCTTTAATTCAGCTAATTCCTTTTTAAGCTGTTCCACCTGTTGTTTATATATTTCGCATTGTGCTTCCAGCATCACCTTCTTTTCAGTGGCATCCGCCAACTCTCTTTTGTAAATTGCATTTAGTAAATTTAAAGCATCCATTGTATTACCTCCTATATATTATGTTCATATTGTATATTAGTTAAAAAAGGACTAGAATCAACTAGTCCTTTAAATTTTATTCTGTATACGTAACTTTCATTGTAACACTACCACTACATACTGCGTAGTTGCTGCTATTATAAGAAGATTGAATACCAAATCCTTTTACAGTTCCATTAGAAATTGCATTAAGTATAGTACTATTAGTTATAGTTAATTTACCACTGCTACCAGTTGCAATGCTAACACTACCACAACTTGAACCGTAAGAAGGTTTTCCACTTGGTCTACTTGTATAGTTATGAGTTTTTACTTGTAATGCTACTCCACTATAAGAACCACCTGAAATTCTTTTAATAGTAAGTTCAATTTTACTAATACTTTTACCCTTAAATTGGTTGAATTGTGTGCCAAAGAACCAACATCCATTGCAATCACCATAACCATAGTCACCCTGTCTACAAGTATTATCTTTTTTCCAGTTGTTATATACTGAACTTCTATAAGTATCACCACTGATAGATTTTATAGTAATTACTTTTTTAGTTGTTGGTGTAGGAGCTGGGGTGTCGTCTGTAGTTTGGTTACCTCCTGCATATGTAGCTTTAGCGTGTGCTATTATTTGTGCTGGAAGTGTTTCAGCAATATTTGCAGTAGTACCTCCGCAGTGTGCTGCATTAGCTATTGTTATTACTGCACCGCTTGTAGCTTGGTATGCGTATTGACTACATACACCACTTGAAGCTGCATCATGTATTCTTCCTCCACCACTTCCTCTAAAACCTACATCACAGTTAACAAACTGTATATTCTTATAATATCCAGTAGAATATGAGTCACCTACAATACCAACAGTGGCAGAATTTCCGTTACTAGCTTTATAATCACTACCATATATTTTTACACTATACGCATTAACTGGAGAACTTTCCTGTCCAATTAAACTACCAGTTCTACTGGCAACTGCACAACCTGTACTTGGATGTATTGTTCCTACATGACCTTCTTCAGTGCCAGGCCAGCCACCATATACACGGACTTTGGTAGAACTCATATAATTTCTTACATAACCATACACTGTATTCCCATCTAAATATAAATTTATTACACCACTAGTGAAAAATTGGAAATCTATATTTTCATATATATCTTCTCGTATCCATATATTTACAGTTTTACCATTAAGGAATTTAGGTAGAGCGTCTATTGTACCTGCTACTGTAGCAAATATTGCCCCATCATATAATTCACTATTATCATCACCACTACTACTAATTTCTATTTGTATATCATCATCCAAGGTACTTGGATATTGAGCACTATTTATTTTATTTGCTGTAATTGTGTCGGCAGTAAGCTCACCCTCCACGGAAAAACTATCTCCTATAACTTCACTACCTTGTATTTGTGCACCAACAATATTTCCTTCACTGTCTACACTAAATGTATTACTTTGGTTCCTAAAGGTGCTACCTATTATAGTTGCACCTGTAATTGTTTTACCGTCTATGGCACCGTCAACTATCATATCACCATTTACTTTTACTTGCTTAGTTATAATCGCTAACATTTCATCAGTTAAGGTCATTGAACTTGCACTATTACCTCTAACCATCCAAGAAAATCTATCAGCTAATTGTTGGTATTGAGTTTCAGTAGCTTTTATTACTGAACTTTTAGTAATGGATGCCACGGGTATAGTTTTATTAACAGTTGATTTTCCTTCTATATTAATAGTGGCATGTATTTCCCCTGCATTACCTGTTGCAGTAAGAAGAGTGATAGTTTTATAATCACTCTCCAATTTTGCTGTACAATTAGTGGTGTCTGTTATAGTTACTTTATATTGTCCTGTAGTTGGCGTTGTGTTAACTGCAACTAAAGGAGTAGTTCCTTTATATATATCAATTCTAGTATTTTTACTAGTTTGTTCCACCACAACCTTATTAACTGTTGTGGTGAACGTATTACTATATATTTCACTCATTATTAACCACCTCCTAACTTGTTTTAGTTAATGTACAATATGTTAAATATTTACCTGGGTCATAACATCCATATCTTATTTTATTTGTTGGTGCAGTAAATGTATATTTATAGTTATTATTACCATTACTTGTAAATAGCTCACTAACATAATTATCACTATCATCAAAAGCATAACCCCATACCCATGTACCATCCATTTGTAATGTGTATGTTGCACCTTTTTCCACTGCTACAGTTTTTACTGTTGCCCAACATTGTGCATCGTCTTTTATAATATGTGTACTTTGGTTTATACCTTTACCATAAGTCATATTTCCTATAGTACCTGGTTCAGGTTCTGGTGTTGTGCCACCTGAATCCTTAGCTCTTAATACTCCATTTGTTACAGTCAATGTAATTTGTTTTGATACACCCGAATGCGAAGTGGCAGTTATTATTACTTCACCATTAGCTTCTGCATAAGTACTACATAGTCCACTATGAACCCATACAAGGCTATCATTACTAGAACTCCATGTTAATGATTTATTAATACAGTTATCATTAAAAGTAGGTCTTACCATACAGTTATGTGAACTATCATTAGCATCCATAGCAGCTAGTGTAAAGTCACTAGAATTTAATACTACATTATCAGTACTTAATGGATAATATTTTACCCAGTCAACGTATTGTGTGATTTCAGTAGTATTACTGTCAGGTGTGCCACCACTAGCACCAATTGCTTGGTTAAGTAGTATAAAGTGTGGTATATGGAATGCTCTATTATCAGTAGCACTTGTTCTACTTAATTCATGTCCATCTATGGAGAAAACTAAACTACCATCTGTATTCCATTCCATAGCAAACTCGTGCCAATCACCAGTTGGATAATCATTATACCATACACGTCCGCTTTCCTCTTTTTCATTAAAGAAAGTACCACAAGTTAATTTACCGTTATAGAATTCCATAACGTCAAACTCACCACAATATGCCCACCATTCACCTAAAGTATCAGGGCTACCATTTTCTTTATATCCAAATTCAAAACTATCTCCTAAAGTCCAAAATGCGCCAAATGAACCATTATAGTTACAAGCTCTAACTCTAGCAACTATTTTACCATACATAAAAGCAAAATGCCCTTTAGAAATAATAGATGCTGATGTCCAATTTCCACTACTATCCTTTAACCCTCTTAAAGCTAAGATGCCATCATTAACTACTGCATTTGTATTTGTGTATTTTTGAGTTTCATTATTTCTAACATAACCTAATTCATATCCCCATTTATTAGTGTCTACACTACTACCTGAAAAATCATCTATTACATAAGCACCACTGGAATCTAATAATGAACTTGAACTTGAGCCATTTTCTTTCAATGTACCTGTGATTGCAGTACTTGAATCACCAGTGGCACATATTAATATTTTAGTTATATTTGCTGGTACAGTAAACGTATATGATAAAGCTTTATTTGACCAGTCATCTGTGTTGCCTTCAGCATATGATACATAAGAATTGGATGAGTTATAATAACAAACACATACATAATTAGCTTTATTAAGATTTAAAGTATAAGATTTACCGGCAGTTACATTTATATAATTTAATGTACTATAATAAGTGCCATCTGTAGTATCTGTTATTACCCCGTCATTAAGTCTTTTATATTGAGTAAAAGCTAATCCGTCTTTAGTTGCTAAAGTAACTGTAAATACATTACTTGTCTTAGTAGTACCTTTTGCAGTTGTAACTCTTATAGCCATTTGATAAGTTCCTGCACCGGCTTTATTATCATGTTTAAATTTATAATGTGTTCCATTAGCAGTTACATCCTCTGTTTTATCGTAGAATGTATTTCCGCCATCCCATGAAACTTCATGTTTTGCCACTGCTATATTAGTATCATATTCAATATAAAATTCTGTTTTTTCCTGTTGTGTTATGTTTGTAATATTACTAATAGTTAATGTTTCCGGTGTTACTGTAATTGCCTTAGTTGTAACAATAATATAAATATTACCTGTAACATTAGGTATATTAATTTTATTACCACTAACTACTGAATTAGTTACATCAGTATCATTAATTGAACATAAAATTTGTGTTACTTCATAACCTTCTTTAGCTGCAACAATAGTGGAATAACTAGAACCCTTTTTAATTGAAGTGATTGAGTTACTGCTTGTTGCTTGGTTTAAATCATAAGTTATAGTGTAATATGTGTCTGTAGTGCCACCACCACTTTCAGTATACACGCATTTTAATTTACAGTTATTATATGTACCATTATCCCAGTTACTAATATTAAAAACGGCACTAGACTTAGTAAAGGAAGTAGCGCTTATATAAGTGCTACCCCCGTCCTTACTTAGTAAAATGTCGGTAATATTAGTAGCATCCGTTGTAAAATTTACGGTTAGTGTATCCCCGGTTGTACTGGGGTTACTTGATACAGTTATTGTTGCCATAAAAACACCTCCATTTATTCACATGTAGTTACTATACACTCTTTACTAAGTATTATAGTATACCCGTCTTTATTTTGAATTGACTCCTTAACTTCGTTTAACCCATCTATTGTTGCATAGGTATCACTAACAGTCATTTTAAAACCGTCTAAGGATTGTTCTAATTTTGCTTGTTTACTAGTTACTACTTTTACTTGTTCTGCCACTTGTTCTAGTGTTGGTGTTGTATAAGTAGTTGCTGTAGGGTTTTCCCATGTTAATTTATATCTTAGCCATAAGTATTTATCCTGTGTTACAGAAGGCATACTTTCCACCCAACTACCACCAGCTTGTGTTGTATTACTAGTAGATAAATACCACTGTGGAATTGAGCTAACTAATGATTGCCCCTTATCACCAGGTTTACCATTATCTCCTCTAAACTTGCTCCACATGTAGTCTGTTTTATTAGTACTTTCAGTAGCACTTGCTTTATTTGGTGCAATACCTATATAGTTTGTAGTGTCTTTTGGTGTATCATATAGTCCTGTGCCATCTGCATTATCACTATATTTTATCCAAGTATAATAAGTTTTACCGTCTGTACCTTTAGTACCTGGCACACCTTGGTCACCTTTATCCCCTTTTATTAAACTCCATGTATAATCAGTAGGGGTATTACTTTCAGTTTGTGTTGTTTTGTTATAAGCAAAACCTATATAAGTTTTATTAGTAGGGTCATTACTAATACCAGTCCCATTAATATCGTCTGCATATCTAATCCAAGTATAATAAGTTTTACCATCAGTTCCTGGTGTTCCTGGTACCCCTTGTTCACCTTGGTCACCCTTATCACCTTTTGCCCCTTGCTCACCTTTTATTTTACTCCATGTGTATGCAGCAACGGACTCACTATCTTTATTATTTGTATCAGTGTAAACTCCTATATAAGCTCCAGGAGTTTCACCTTTATTTGTAGTAAAAGTTTTACCTCCATCATCACTATATTTTATGTGTAGGTAATAAGTTTGCCCGTTGGTACCATTAGTTCCAGGTATACCTTGTTCACCCTGCATACCTTCAAATCTACTCCATGTATAAGCCTTGTAATCAGTACTGTCCATTGAGTTATAATCAACGTATGTACCTATATAAGTACTTGGAGTTTCACTTAATGGATTACCGTTTGCGTTGGCACTGTATTTTATATGGAAATATGTTGTTTTACCATCTTTACCGTCTTTACCTGGTGTTCCTGGTGCACCATCTTTACCAGGGGTACCATCTTTACCTGGTGTTCCTGGAATACCTTGTTCACCTTGTTCACCTTGTAAACCTTGGATACCTTGTAAACCTTGGTCTCCTTTTTCACCTTTGTCCCCTTTGGCACCTTGTTCACCCTTAGCACCTTGAATACATACTGGAGTTGAATATGTTATGCTGCCATCACCTTGTGTGTATTTCATTCTTTGCCATATATATTTTCCAGTTTCCCATTTAGGTGTAGTTTCTATCCAACTGCCACCGGTTTGAGTGGTGTTACTAGTAGATATATAATATTGTGATACAGTCTTTGTTAATGTTCCTTGGTAGCTAGTTTCCAATTTACCTATTGCTGTTGTATGTTTATTAACTGTATCCACGGTACTATTATATTCGTCTTTTAATTGTGTTACTGTACCGTCAGTTTTGGTTATAGTGGTGTTACTAATTAATTGACTAATTTGACCTTGTGCTATACCAATATTAGTTGTATTGGTTGATACTTGCTCAATAACACTACTTAAATCACCACCAATAGTAACATCCTTTATAGTATCAACTGTCTTTTTAAGTTGGTTAAATGATACATCTAAAGTTTGGTCAGTATCATTAAATTTTATTTGACTTGCTTTTATAGTATTGGTGTTATTGTTTATGTTGCTAATAACACTACTAATATCCAATTTACTACCACTTATATTGGCATTGTCTGCTACTTTACTATCAACTATTAATCCATCTTTTATGGCATCACTAGATTGAATACCATTTTGGTTAATAAGTTGTCCTTTTCCATCTGCACCATATAAAACAAAGGTAAAATCACCTTTGGCATCTTTTCCTATTTGTATACGTACATTACCAGCCTTGTCTTTAAATTGTTGTAAATTACCTTGCAACAACATAGAGCCATCATCACTTTGAATACTTACATTATTAGTATTAATTATGCCAGTATTAATTTTATTGGCACTTACAGTATCTATCATAGCATCTTTTATTAGTGCGTCGGCAATAGTAACTTTACCAGCAGTAAGGTTTAAGGATTGTATATTGTCCATAGTTAAGTGCCCACCAACTAAAGTCTGTATTTCTGCCACTGTGGCTTTTAAGTTTGTTATAGTAGCATTTATTGCGTCTAAATCACCAACTTTTAAGTTGTCAATTTTGGCATTTATAGCAGTAAAGTTATTTGTAGTAAGGTCTTTAAATTCACCTAAATCCGCTTTTACCTTTTGTGCCTCTAATTCAATTACTTTTAGTTTTGGTACTTGTTCCCCGTCTAATAATAAATTACCCTCGTCGTCTACATATAACCACGGTGCCTTTCCATCTTTTGTAAGTGTTTCCAATAGTTCTTGTAGGTCTTGTGGTATTTTAGTATCTGGGTCAGTTTGTAATGCTTTTGTTTCCGGGTCACCACACAAGTCAGTTATTGTTTGCTTAGCAGTTTCCAAATTATTGGTTGCGTCTTGTAGTTCTGCACTCATTTCCTCTGTCATTTCTTCTGTACTTAATGCCTGCATTAATACTGCAACAACTCTGTCCATAGCCTCGTCATATTCTTCACCAGCCTGTTGGATATCACCTATTTTAGCGTCCTCACATTGTTCGTCCTCTATACCTTCTATTTGCACTTCAATCCTGTCCTGGTCGTCCTCTACGGTGTCTGGCACTTCATAATATGTATCATCTTCTGTAGCATCATCACCAGAAGCAGCTACAGTAGCTACCTCCGGCTCTTCTGCAAATTCTTCCATATCCTCGTCAAGTGTTGGCCACACAATTATTTCACCGTCATCATCATACACGGGTCTATCAACGTGCTCTTGTCCGTCACCAACCATATTAATCCCTCCTATCCAATCATAAATCTACCTACAAATAATATATTTTTACTTGCAAGGCTTTTTACTTTTACTTTTCTAAATACACCACTGGCTAAACCATTAGTGCACTCAAGTGCCACATAATCACCAGCACTGTCTTTTTCTATTACTATTGCAGTATGGGATATAGCCATAAATTCACCGTTGTTTTTACTGTCTGCATCCATAAATATAATGTCCCCAATAGCTAAATTTTTAAATGTTTCTAAGTCTGCCACATCTACTACCCAGTTTTTTTGTACAAAATATTTTCCTATATTAGCTTCATTTCTAGTACTTGGGATTGCCCAGCTAACATCACTATTTCTATTATTATTAGTTTTCTTTTCATTACCGTATGGTGATTTTTCGTAAGTCCAACCAGTTAATACGTAGTTAAGGAAACAACTGTCATCTATTTGGTACTTATTATTTACTTTCCATTTAGCAATATTTTCGGCTGGGTTTTTAAAGTCACAAGGAGTGGTACTATTATAACTGAACTTACTATTATTATTGTAGTAACTAGTGGCTATTTTAACTAAATCTTTAGAATATTTAAATTGTGGTTGTGCATAATTTGTGCCTTTTTTCTTAGCTCCAACACTTCCCAAATATGCCTTATCACTAATAGTAGTATCTGGGTTATAATAAACTGATACAATATAAGTAGTATTTTCTTTTGGTAATAATACCCCATTCTTACAATCTACACCTTCCAAATACACGCTGTCAGGTTGTATTAATTTAAAACCTTTTGCAGCAGTGAAAACAATACGTGCATAGTAACTATCATTATAGTTTGTTGATGAAGTTGCTGGCACCCTAAATTGTAATTTCTTTAGTGGTTTATTGTAAGTGTACACTCTTTGACTGTCTAACATTTTATTACTAGTGGCACTATCGCTCTCCCATTCTGCCCCTTCACCAAAGTATAATATTTTCTTTTTATATTCCTTATAGTATGTTTGTGTACTTGCTTTGTCCTTCATTCTATACCCGTCAGTAGTTAAGCTACTTAGCCAGTAATATTTATCAGTGGCATCACACATATCTTTTGGTTTTCTTAAAAATATTACGTATCTTGTTTTATTGCAGTAGTCTAACATCATATTATTAAGTGAGTCTATTGCTGCATTCATTTGCTCGTAGTTACCTGATTGTGAACTTCTTAAACGTGCTTCCTCACATACAAATATAGGCTTTTTAGGGTATTTCTTTAGTAAGGCTTTTATTAGTGATTGGTAGTCCTCCACAACATTATCCACATTGTCACCTAGTGCAGGAACCCCGAACGCCAACATCACGTGACTTACAGTTTTAGGATATGGTGTTTTGTCGGTAACTCCATTTACTGTAATATCAGTAATAAGTTTGCCACCCTCTACAAAGTCTTTAGGTGCTGCACTGTTAAGTCCTTTAAATGTAACTTCATAAGTTGCACCGTCATCGTCGTCTACTATGTCTTTTGGTGGTGTTGGCTTAGTAGTTGATTGATTTTTAACTTTAGCTTCCTTGTCTGCCCTTGCTAAGTCCCACGGTCTAAGTATTATTCCATGTGTATACCAGTGTGTCATACTACCACGTGAACTATATGTAATACTCATATCTTCATATCTTATAGCTCTCGGCCATTTATGTCCACCACTTGCATGTGCTATCATACGTTTACCTTTTACTTTTCCACAATACACAACTACGTGGTGAGTACCGGCTTTGGCATATTTACTATTTCCACCTGATTTTGATGCCCAAGCGACAGTTACATTTGAAGGAACTGTGGCATTACTCAACATGATTAAGTCTCCAGGTAGTAATTCATCAATTGTTTTACTTGTTAGTTTCTTTAATGTATATCCACTATATTTTGTAGCACTTTTTACTAAAGTACCGTAGGCACAATTGGCTCCACCGTATTTTGCAGTTACACTTCTAAGTCCGGCATAAAGATATGCACAACTACTAAGAGAAGAACATACATAACAGTATGGGTTTTTAATACCGTGTATAGTACCGCTTACTCTGTGTCTTTTGCTATCATCGTAGATACAAGAGCCTGCATAGTAAGTAGCTTTTTTATATTTTTGATGTAAATCACAAATTTCCCTAGCTTTATTAACTATTTTCTTACGTACATTTTCTGCCACGCCTTTTGTATTTGTAGTGTTACCTTCTATTTTCCATGTTGGTGCATTTTTTACACTTGCTGCTCTAGTTGTTGAATCCTCTGTAGATACGGCAGTAGCGGCTGCACTCTTATTTGTTGTTGCTGGTTTTATTGCGCCATAACCTTTTTTCTTACCTTTACTATCAATGCAGTATGGCAATTGACCATCCACAACTTTGTACCATCTTAAATAACTTTCTATATTAGTAGGAGTACCCCAGCCAGTAACTTGTTTATATTTTTGTCTATAATTTTTCCAAGGTGCTTGCATTGTGTCTATTACTTCCCAGTATTTCTTTTTAACTGCTGCGGATTGTTTGTATAGTAATGCACTTTTTCCATTATTAGTTACAACTATATTAAGTTTGTATCTATCCTTTATGTAGTGCATAACCACCCATTGGAATCCACCTATACCAAAGTTATAACCACACAAAGCAGCAAATATATTAAAATGGTAGTCTTCAAGTCTAGCCCTCATTTCGTTACAACCAACCATTATTTGATTACATATAGCTTTATCCACGGTTACACCGTTTATTCTTTTAGTGCCACAAGATTTAGGTTTCATATTAGAATAAGAAGGGGTAAAATACTCAACTTTACCGTCTAAGTATTTTATTTTCATTTTCTTATTAAAATATGTGCCACGTTCACATTGCATAAGGCCATATCCACCAGTGGAATCTTTTGTAGCGTCGTATGGGTTGGCACTGGATTCTGCATAAATCATAGCGTAAACTAGTTGTGGGTCAAGTCCAAATTTTTTGCTGTAATACTCAACTGGAGCGTATATTTTCCAGTGGTTGGATTTACTACGCATATTTCTAACATCACTATATTTATCACTCCACTTACCAAGTCCAAAGCCGGCATAATAATCTACGGCTGCTTTGTATTGTTTTGCCGTTTTACTGCTATCCTCTTTCTTGTCTGGTTGTGGTTGTGTAGTAGGTGTTTTACCTTTGATTTCACCACATTTATATTTTATGCAGTCGTGTATTCTACTATCACCTAACCATAATCCATTATCTATTTTACTAATATTTATGGCTCTATAATCCTCTGTATCTTCACTTATTTTGTCTGTATCATCTCCAGGTTTTATAGGGTCTGGCACTACTTTGTCTGTATATTGTTTAATAAGTTTGTCTATTAATTTTTTATCAATTCCTAGTTGGTTAAGGTAATTTCTAATAGCAAGTAAATCACTAGCTGTTAATTTACCATGTTTTTTAATAATGTCTACTACGTCATTTACTATGTCGTCTTTATTTAGAGATTTTAGTTTGCTGCGTATTTGTTTATAGTTCCCTAAAGTTACACTGTTTTTACTTCTGTCTGTAAAACTAATATTAAACTCTGTAATACGTGCTTCCAATTGTATTGGTGGGTTAAACTTGTTACTTACTACGTAGTTAGTATCACCAACATCAATTTCTTCATAATCTCGTTCAGTCATGTACACTGGTATTTCATAACTAAATTTAGTCTTATTTAACTCTTTTAGTTTGGCATACCCCTCGTGTATTAATGTGTATATATCGTCGGCATCACTTTTATATTTCATTAATATATATTTGCCACCATTATTAAGCATTTCATGTGCCTTCTCATCAAATATATAGTTTTGTCCAAGAGGTTTGTCCGTTGGGTCACCTTGTTCTACTTCCCATTTTACATCACTTATAGTTATGCCATTTTTTCCTACTGGTATAATACCACTGCAAAAGTTTGTAATATCTCCAGTACGTTTCATTCCATAGCTATTTCTATCACTTTCAAAACGTTTATATCTCTTTGTGCCACGCTCACCATTAGCAAAACAATCTACAAAGAAATTAAACTTACCACGTTTTATATCTACTGGCACTGTTCTAAATTGCCACTCACACTCGTATAATATTGAAGTGGCATTTTGTATTACGGAATATACACTAGTAACCTCTGTAGCTTCTACCCTAAAGGCTTCCTCGTCTAATGAAGGACTTACATAACCTACTTTATAGTTAGTATCCATTAATATAGTTTCCAATAGTTTTGTCGCAGTACCGTCTGCCACAAACTTATCCACATAACTATTATATAATTCAATACCAATGAACTCAGCATAAACTGTTATAGTTACATCATCTATATGCTCAATACTAGTGGTTTTCTTTATCTGCATTAATTTAAAATTGTCCTGCCAGTAAAATCCTATATAGTTACCTTCTAAAAATATTGGTTGGTCTTGGTAACTTACTTTAAAAGAGGCAGTGTAAGTTTCTGCCCCTGTTAGAAGTTCACTAGTATAGGTATCATCATAAACTTTAATATTATTTGTGTTTGTGGTATTTATAAGTTTTAGTAATTTTTTATCGTTGTCAAAAATATATAAGTTTTTATTCATCCAAAATACCTCCTTATTCACTAGTTAAATTTAAATCTTGTGGTGGTGTACTTCTATCCTCGTCTACAACACCTAACCATTTTTCTCTTATTAATACACCCAGACTTGCTGTTGTATCGTCGCTAACTACTTGTAAAGTGGTCTCTCCTTCGTCTACAGTAAAGTATATACTACCTATGTCCACCAAATCATTTCTTAATTCGTTATTTAAATAGCAATCACCATTCTCAAAATCCAAGTCTAATTTATCACCACTTTCAAAGTATTTTACATTGACTTGCTCCTCGCTTTCCGGGTTAAGTTCGTATACTTTTATATCACTAATACCAACACCACAAGCATTTTCTAAACTGTCGGCCATTGTGCCTATATATATTGCTAAGTAACTTAAGGCATTAGTAGAGTATTCACTACTACGTTTATTATTAGCAGATACGGACTGTGTAAATTTTCCATCCTCATTCTTTTGTACTTGTGCACTATATACGTAGTTTTTACCGGTTTTCTTTCTTGTTAAGGTAAAGTAAGCGTTGGCATCATTCCAACTACCGTGTTTTCCACTCATATAATGGTTAGTAACAATTTTACCATTATTATCAACTGTTTGGTCAGTTTTTTCATTTGGTTTATCATTACTTGTAATTAGTATTGATTTTTTACTTATGCTTACCTCGGCTTGGTTATATTCAAAATATGGGTTAATATCACCTAAATAAAGTCTAAATATTTGTGTACCATTAACATCAAAACCATACACTTCAGCTATGCCGGTTTTATGGTCTGCATACGCTGGGTCGTCACTATAATCAACACTATTGTCAATTGCAGCTGCACCTTTAAGATAATCTACATTTATATAGCCAGTATGTTTTTTCCCATTTTTATCCTTCCAAGGTTTATATATTCTGTAGTATGTTATTGTTTGGGAAGCACTATTAGAATCTTTTGGTTTATACGTATAGGCTCTTTGTATTATTCTAAGTTTTGTGCCATACGGTATAGTACATTCTACCTTACTGCCTGGGTTAGGTTTTGTATATACTGCACAACTGCCACCTGTTAGTGTTTTGCTTGGAGTTAACCACATATTAGCCACGGTGAATTCCTTCACAACACTTTTAGAATTGTCTTTTACTTGCTTCTTTATATATTTTGCTGATACATAATATGTCTTAGTTTTATATTTTATCTTTGCCCAACCGTTTTGTATTGTTACATCTGTTAATTTAGTACCCTTTGGAATAATACCTTGTGATTTTCCTTTTGTACTTGGTTGTGTACGGTAATTAACACCATTAGCAGTTACTTCGTAATAAGTAACTTTACCACCTTCAACTACAGTCTCTTTAACTTTTTCCTGCTCACTTAGAACATTATTTGGGTCACCGTTCTTACCACTTGACCTACATTGCATTCTCACCATAACTTTAAAATCATCAATATTTTTACTTAAGTTAATACGGGCACAAGCTCCTTTTATTTTCTCTGTGCTGCTACTACCTAGTTCACTAAGTATAAAACTATTACCACTTGAAGAAATAGTAAAGGAACCACCTGTTCCACGACCACTATTAATATTTGCCCCACTTTGGATTAAAGTACCTACACTTTCACAAGGGTCATGTAATATTAATGTTTGCTCTTTTTTAGTGGTACTTAATTGTAATTGTGGATAATCACCCACCAATATTTTTTCTCCGGTTTTATTATTTTGTAATTGTGCAAAATGTGCGTCTGCACCAAATCCTATACTCACATATGGTAGTGTTGCAACTTCACCATTGTTTTCCACCACTACAGTCTGTGCATTATCTTCTGCATTGTATGCCTGTACATTATCACTGTAACTATATGGTGTATGGCATATAAGTTCAATGTCAGCATAACCACTAACACTATTCTTTTTCTTTACCTTTAGTGAACCCTTTAACATACCATAAATTGTAATGTTCTCACAAAACTTTATTGGTACTTCCTGTTTGGTACTCAATAAGTCATGTAAACATTGAACACGAGTTTTATAATCCTCTTCATTATCACCTATTACCACAAGGGATATAGGAATTGAGATGGGGTCATATTTTGCCCCATCAAATATTTCCCCGTCCCTACTGGAAACACTAATAGTATCTATGGATTTTTCCGGTATGTAAGGTTTTTCTATACTAGTAACTATGGCTAAATCATTAATTTGTGTGCCATTAAAATTGAAATAATTATACATAATCCTTCTCACCTCTAAATCTTTCCTTTTGGTTATTGTAGTAATCATTTGTATCTTGTACGGACTTAGCAACCTTTTGACCTACTAATACTTTATCCATTACTATTGGAGTATTAGTATCTTCAAGTGCCTTTTTATATTGTTTACCCATTTCTTTATAATCAAATTCTTGTTTGCTATCCTGCATTGCTTGTGCCATACCTTTTATGGCATAAAGTAAATTACTATCAACTGTGTTTTCACTATTTATATTAATACCAGCTGTACTCATATTAACTTTGCCCAGGAATTTATTTGTATCTATAGTAGTTACTAAGTCTTTGGCATAATCCTTAATAGCTTGTATAGTTTTACCTGCATTTGCTTCTATACCAACAGTAACACCGGCTGGTATCATTTTACCTACCATATCTCTAAATACTGTTGATGGAGAGTGTATACCCAAAGCACCCTTTGCAGCATTTAAGGCTCTACTTGCTATATTTTGCATTGTACTAAATAAATTACCGGCAGCATTAGTAATACCAGTAATAATACCGTGTATAATATTACTTCCTATACTTACCATTTTACCTGGTAGACTGCTAATACCATTAATAATATTATCTTTAAATCTTTGTGCAGCTTCTCTACCCTTTTGAGCAAAACTTGCTGCAAAAGATATTACCCTTGAAATCGTTGATACTAGAAAAGACCATACACGACCTGGTAATTGTCTAATAAATGTACTTACTCCATTTAAGAATCTACTACCAGCTTGTTGTGCTCTACTTGCCATTTGTGTAGCCCAGCTACCAACACGACTAATAGTATTTACTAACCAAGTCCATACTTTACCCGGTAATTGTTGGATAAATGTAATAGCATTTTGTACGAATTTACTACCGGCTTCATATGCCTTTTGTGCCATTTGTCCTACCCATAATACAGCATAAGCTACTGCAAAGCATAACCAATACCATATTGTTTCAGGTAATTGGCTAAACCAATCTCCTATATTACTTATCATTTGTGGAACAGTTTGTGTAAAGAAGTTTTGTAATCCTTGTATGGCATTACTTGCTACAGTTTTTATATTCTCCCAAAGATTAATCCAAAACTCTTTAAATCCATCAATATTATTCCATGCCCAAATAAAACCAGCTACAAGTGCAGCTATTGCAGCTACAACTAATACAATTGGATTAGCTAATAATACTCCCCATAGACTTTGTAATGCTGGAATTACAGTGTCTGTTATTATAGGAACAATGGTATCTAATAGAATGGATTTAAAAATTAAGAAGGTTGTTCTTACTGTATTAAATGCAGTTTTTAATATTCCTATCGCCTGCTTCATTTTTATAAATCCCTGGATAGCTTTACCTATTACCAATAAAATCGGGCCAACTGCTGCCACTAATAAAGCAACTGTTACTAATACCTGTTTGATGGGTGCAGGTAAACTTGTTAGCCATCTTACTAACAATGTAAGTCCATTAACTATCTTAGTTAATACTCCAGTAGTATCACCTAAACTAAATTGAAACGCTTCCCATGAACTGCTTAATTGTTTTAATGCCCCACTTAATGTACTGCTTAATGTGTTAGCCATGTCTTCAGCAGTACCATCACTGTTCTCAAGTGCCTTAGTAAAGTCCTCTATATTGTCGGCACCTGTGTTACATAATATACCCATACCTTTTATTGAGTCGGCAGTAAAAGTTGTCATTAGTGCAGCAGTTTTTTGCGCATCTCCCATACCTTCTGTTGCCTTGTCTACATCTCTTATTATGTCAGTCATACTTCTAAAATTACCATTAGCGTCTTGTACTTTTACAGAAGTATTTCCTATTTGTATTGCACCATTTTTCATCTTTTGAGTCATATCTCTTATAATTGCATTTAAGGCTGTACCACCTTCACTACCCTTTAAACCAGCGTCTGCAAATCTACCTAATATTGCAGTAGTCTCTTCCAAACTCATACCGGCATTGTGTGCATTAACTGCACAGTTCTTAAACGCTTCACCTAGCATTTCAGTTGTTGTGTTTGAGTTAGCTTGTGCATAGGATAGTACGTCCGCCATACGCCCCGCTTGGTCGGCTTCCAATCCAAACGCTGTTAAATAATCAGTTACCAAGTCACTGGCGTCAGCTAAGTCCATACTAGATGCAGCAGCCAAGTTAAGTACCCCAGGTAAACCGTCGGCACTTTGTTGTGCATCCCAACCAGCAAGTGCCATATAACCTAATGCGTCAGCACATTCACTGGCACTAAATACTGTGGATTCTCCAAACTTCTTAGCAGTGTCTTCCAGCATTTGGAAGTCCTTACCAGTGGCACCTGATAGTGCCTTAACTTTTGCCATTGAATCCTGGAATTTCATTTGTGTTTGCACCACACTTGCTCCCAGTGCTACCACTGGAGCAGTTACACCAGCAGTAAGAGCCGTACCTACACTAGACAAACTTTCTCCTACAGACTTTAAGCCGCTAAAACTATTTTGAGTTTGTTGTACTTGCTCAACTGCTCTATTTAAGTTACTATTAAAATCACTCATTTCTAATTTTAGGTGAGCAACAATGCTCCCCAAATCTACACCAGCCATATTATTTCACCACCTCTTTAAATTAAAAAACAGTAGAACTTTTGTTCTACTGTTAATTTTATTACCCCATCAGTAAATCTAAACCAGGGTTATTTGTTTTACTTTCCTTAATATCCTCTATAAATGTTGGCTTTTTACATTTACCATCTTTATCCGGTTGCATTAAATTATATAAATATGTTGCAGCTTCGTCTATACAATAACGACCATACACATCATTTTCATCAATACCTAATAAGTCACTAGGTCTGCACTTAAAAGTTTTAGCAGTAGAAATAACATTTAGTATTCTTCTACTTTGGAAAAGAGGGTATGGCAGCATTTACATTACCTTGTGCTTCACCCATTATTTGCATTTTTTGAGTATCTGTTATTACATCTTTAATTTCTTCATATGTAGGTTCCACCAAACTTTGTTCACATACTAAATCTATTATTTCCATTATATCTTTTATTTTATTTTCATTTTGTTCAAATAGTTGCATAGGGTCTTCTTTAGTATTTTGGTTAAATAATTCATTTACTGTACCTAATAAATTGTTAGGAAGTTTGCCACCCATTAAAAGATTTAATAAACTCGCGGGTTTTATTCTTACTGCAATTTTTTCACCCGGTTCAAATCCATCTATTTCAATTATTCTAGTGGCCTTTTTTCTAAACTCTCTGGCACTTATTACTTTTAATTCACTCATTGTATTCTCCTCCTATATACCTTATATTATTTTCCCGGTGCTGGGTCTTCTGGTAAAGCATCCACAAATTCAATTTCTTTTATTGGTAAGTTTGCTTTAGTGTTTTCACGTGCTTTTATTTCAAATTCTGGTGCAAAGAATCCATCTCCTACAGTCATAGTAGGGAATTTTCCTGTACATTTATTTAGTGTAACTTTGGCATAATTGACAATTGAGTCACCACTGTAGTTAGCAACATATAAGTCTAACTTAAATGGTTTTGCCACATTACCTTCACTCATCATTGGAGTTGATAATTTTTTAGTACCAGTTGTAGTTCCATCCTCTACTTTATAACCAGCCACAAGACCGGCCATTGTGTCGTCGAATTGGTTGTCTGTAAGTTTTATATCATACCCATAAATTAGGTCGTCTGTTCTAACAACTGCTAATATACTAACATCATTTCTTAGTATATCCTCTTCACCTTCGCTAAGCACTGGTTCTAATTCAGCCTTTTGTGCAGTTTTTATATGTGCCACAACTCCACCTGTTTTAGGTGTACCCTTAGCAGGGTCAAGTTCAGTTATAACTGCCTTTTTAATATTGTAAAGTATAGCCATTTTACTTTCCTCCTATTCATTATTATTATAATCAAATATTACTGGTGTTCTGCAAGTCAAAGAACACACATAGCATTTTAAATCTTGGTCATACATATCATCACTCATATCGTGGGTAATCTCAATACCAGCCACATATAATGCTTTTCTAACCTTATTACGTAAAGTATCTAATTGTAGGGGGCTATGTGGTGTATAAATATATATAATCCAGTTATCCCACCCACAAAGGGTATTATCAAAGCTTTGGTTAGCACTGGTACGCATTATAATTGCAGTATCTTCCTTAATACGTGCAGGACGGTCATGGACTGGCACTGTTTTTATAACTTGCTTAACTACATTATATATATTAAGTCTTGCACTCAATTCCTTTACCTCCTTCTAAAATAAGTTACGTATCATACCTTTAAAGTTATCTACCTCGCTATCCCTAGCCTCTTCTAATATTTTGTATTTACCATCAAAATCACGTCTTGTTTCCAAGTAGTAACCATAGTAAACACCGTGCTTAATACTAATATCCAAATCATTTTCAGTTACTTTATATTCACCTTTTAATTTGTTTTGTGCTGACTTAGTTCTATTTGTCCAAGGGTGGTTTGCTTTGGCATAAGTTTGCATATTCTTACTAATAGTGGAGCCAACAACTTTTAATTCTGCTTGCATAGTTTTGTTAAAAGTTTTTATTTTGTCATTAAATTCTTTTGTATCAAATGTTATCGTTGTATTCGCCATCTAAATCAATCCTTTCCAATGAAACTTGGTATAGTAGATTATAATGCACCACATCAATTATTTCTAATACTTTGTAATAAGCATTTTCATATACTATAAAGTCATCTTCCTGTAGTGGAAAGTCTTCCGTATAAGTGGCATATAGTGTGGCATATGAATAACCTTTTATAATACCTTGGTCATTATTAGTTACGGTTTTACTACGTCCACTGGAGCTATTATCTATAACACATTGTAAATCTTGTATATGTACCATTTCTTCTTTTAGTACTTTACAACCCATTGCATCCACTTCATATATATCTCTATATATTGGTACTTTATAACCATAATTATTTATGACACTTTGTACCTTCTTAATTGTTGCGGCCTGTATTGTTTGTCTATTGCTCATCTACTCTACGTGGCACCTTTCCAGTTATGGAGGTCGCTTTACCGCCGTTTATGTCTTTGTTGTATTGGTCTAAGAACATCTTAGCCATATTGTTCCACATATCAGCGCTATTTTTTATAGTTATAGCACCAATTGTGATTTCATCTGCACTCGCTTTAGCCAAACAACATATATAGGCCAATTGATATATATTATCATACATAACTGCCATCGCCATTAGTTGTTCATCTGTAAATGTAGGATATTGGTCTTCCATTATCAAGACTTTTAGTTGGTCAATATTTACCACGCAACCCACCTCCTATAAAAAAATTGAGTAGGCTAAGCTATGTTAGCCTTGCCTACTCTGTATATATAAGGGAATACAATGAGCTATTTAATTATTCACCAATAGCACCTTTTTGTGCTACGTCTATTACTGCACAATTGTCTATTGCTTCAAAAGAAGGTATCATAACACATGATACAACAGTTACAACTTGTACTGGATGTTTTTCTTTGAAAGTAGTAACAGTAGTACCGTATGCAGCTTGTGCCACTTGTGCGTCTGTACCAGACATTAGGTCGGAAGCTTCTGGTGTAGTACCATATACAGTATTACCAAGGTTTCCACTAGGCATTAATACTACTTTGTTATCTGGTATTAATGTTACTTGTTCTGTAGCATGTGCTAATCCTGTTGTGTGGTCTAGTTTACCAAATTTTTTGCTGTATACGTAAATTGATACGCCAGTTACTTGTTCAATAAATGATTTCTTTTGTTGTTCACTAACAAAGTAGTGCATTGTAGAATCATCTGGATACATCATTTTTTGAACTGTGTCGCAGTTAATCATATTTAAGAAAGTATTTCTATTCATTACTGCCCTAGAAGGTCTTATACCAGTTTTTAGTTCCATATCATCACATATATCAATTAAGTCTCTAACTGGGTCAGCAGTAGTTTTGCTTGCTGGTACCCATGCAGCTCTAACTGCTTTATATAAGTTAGTCATACCATAATCATATACATAACGAGCTCTACCATCTGCACTAGCTACGTCTATTTTACCGTCAACCATAAGTTGACAACGCATTATTTCTGCTTGTACTCTTGCACCTTCTATTAAACGTGCAGCTTCATCAAATATTTTTCTAATTAAAGGTAATGCAACAGTGTTATCTGGGTGAGCTAATAGTAAGTTTAATTGTTGTCTATCTTTTTCACCTATACGCATTGCTTCTCTAAAGAATGCCATTTCAGTAGCAACTGCTTCAAATCCTTCTTTTTCTCTCATACGAGCTTTAACGTCGTATTCACTTGGTTGTAGTGCCACTGGTAAGCCATTAGCACCCTTTAACCAGCTTATATCAGTACCCATACTTGTACGTGAAGGGAATAGTGTTTCAGCAAAGTATGGTTCTTTATTTATAGGGTTTTCTTTCACATATGCAGCAATTTCTTTTGCGTTTATATAATCAAATAAATTTACATTTGCCATTTACAATACACCTCCTAGTTATTTACCACGTGAATTAAATCACTAAAGTCTAAGTTTTCTTTGTCACCTATTAATCTGTCTTTTCTTACAAATCCATGTACTAATACTGCTGCATTAACATATGGGTCTGTAACTGCGTCAAAGTCTTCTATGTCTATAGTATTGAATAATACTGCATTAGCTTTAGTACCGTCAGTAACAGTTTTAGAATATGTTGGTTTTGTTACATTACCGTCAGCATCCATATGTACTAAAGTACCTCTCGCAATAACTTTACCACTTTTTTCACCATAAGTAGCTTCATCTGTAGTAGCTAACTTAGCCAATTCTGCAAAAGCAATTTTCCCAGGTAAATTTACATAGTGGTCTGGGAATGCTAGGAATTGTCTTTCTGGTGGTAGAATTTTCTTAGTTCTTAATTTTGGCATAAATGCCACCTCCTAAATTTATTATTTATCATTGTTTCCAAAGAAATAGTTACTATCAACTTGCTGTGCTTGTTCACTACATTGTTTACCTAAAAGAGCACCAAAGTCACCTTCGTGTGTAGTTTTACTTCCAAAAGCGTTTAGATTGCTTGGCTTTCCTGGAGAGCCAAGGTTTAAGAAACCCTTGTTAGGTTGTGGTTGTGGTTCTGCACTATCAAATAGGTAGGCCTTGTCCTTTTGTAATGCAGCTAACTGGTCAGTTAATCCTTCAACTGTACCATCATCTTTTAATACGACTTTTTCCATGTCTAGGAATTTCATTAAGTCGTTTACATCTTTTGGCTTAGCTTCTGCTAATTCCTTATTTATGGCAGTACTTAATTTTTCCTTTTTAGCCGCTTCCTCCATGCCGGCAATTTTTTCCTCTAAGGCTTTTACTTGTTTTTCTGCTTCTGTAGGGTTTTTTACTTGCTTTTGTAAGGACTCAATTTCTTCGTTAGCCTCTGCTAACTCCGCTATTTTGGCATCCAAGCGGTTTTTAGGTACATATCTATTATCCTTATCATCTATTAATATTTTGCATCCCTGCTCCTCTAGGGCTTTTGTTATAGCTAACTCTACTTCAGCAGCATTATCAAGTGCAGCTAAAAATTCTCTTAATTTTCTTTTCGCCATGTTTACCTCCAGTTTAACGTCTGTCGACGGTTATATACATTGTTTTTTAAAACAAAGAAAATCTTTCTAATATAGGGTTGTGTGGATATCCTAGAACCCTTTGTCGTATTTATATATTAATTTTATTGGAAAAATATTAACTAAAATTGAACAATAAAAAACACCCAACAATTAAGTTGAGTGTTTAATAATTTATTTAGTTTCCTCCACTGGTGGGTATTTGGCATCATATTCCTCTGGTGTTAATGTTAGGTCGGGGTTGTCTAGTAATACCTGGTGCATCATCATTCCCATACCGTCTATAACTTTTTCAAAGTCATCATAGCTAAGACCCATTGCTTGTAAGTCTATGCCACGCTCAAACATCATTGCGTGGGCTAATTCGTGGTAAAATGTTTGCATTAAACCTTGGTCATCTTGTAGTGTTGGGTCTAGTTGTATAGTATGGATATCTTTATCACATACTCCCAAACACTGTCTACCATTAAATGATATTGGTCTATCAGTTAACTCCACTTTATAAAATACACTTCCAACTCTTACTTCTTCAGGTATTACCATATAAATCCCTCCTTATTTTATTATATCTTTATTTTTACCATCTGCATAAAATATTTCACCATACGTTTTATTACTATTGATACATCTATCAATTGTATCAATAATTTGTTGTTCAGTAAGCCCTTCTACCTCCATTAATGGAAAGTACTCCTCAAACTTATCTAAATAGTTTTGTAGTTTTTCTCTCATTTACTATCATCTCCTTATGTATATAGTATAGAAAAGTGGCACTATTTACTAACTACTTTTTCTTATATTCTTTTAATAAACCTTTAACTAATTTTTCATAGGACTTCATTAACTCAGGGAAATTATCGTATAAAAATTCACGTGTTTCCGGTTGCGTCATGTTGGAACTAAGTTCTGCCCACAACTCACTAGATACTTCTATACATGCGGATTCGTATGCACTAATATTTCCATCCTGTTTACGTGTATAGTATTTAAGGTCATGTCCCCATCTTGTTTGTAATTTACCAGCCGACATACCTTTAGCTGCATCCTGTAGGGCTAGTGTGTGTACTTCATTTTTATGTAGGAAGTCTACAAACTTACCGTTTGCCAGTGGAGCTGGTATTTCTTCTAATGGTTTATTACAATGTTCTAGTGCCCATTTAGATTGCCAGTTCTTCATATCTCTTTCAAAAGCCTGTGCTAACCCTGTAGGTTTTGCTGCATTCTTTAATGTTATTTTAGTAGTCATTGGCTCACTACCACCGGAGAATCTATAAAATTTAAAATCATCACCGGCACCTTGGTCGTCTATTAAGTGACCCCACTCATGGAATAATACACTATATCTATATTTTTCCTCAAAGTATTTTAATCTAAGGTTTTTATCGTCACTTAAAGACATATGTATCTTTTTATCACTAGGTTGATAATAAGCACCACCAGTTGTAGTTGTGTGTTTAAATTCACCTACTGTTAAGTACATATCTTGTATATCTAATGGGGCTTGTTTTAATCTATCTAATATACCACTAACTTTATATTTTTTATTTCTTGTTATTATTTCACTTTTAAGTGTTTGTTCCATTTCAGCATACTTAGCCGCACGTTCTTCCTCTGTATAAATACCTTTATTTATTTTAGCTGCTTTGTCCTTAGTTTTAGTAGCTTTTGTCTTAGTAGTCTTAACTCTAGTAGTTTTAGCTTTAGGTTTAGCTGTACCTCCAAGACCTTTATACTCAGGTATTTTGTCCATTGCACCACTATTCTTTTCTCCATTTGCCCAGGCTTTCATATCCTTGGCTATTTCCTCCGGTGTTGCTTCCTTACCATTAATCATCCATACTGGTTCTAACCAACACGCTCCATTTGGATGGTCAAGTGGTATATCGTCCTTATCTACTATAAATATATGTCCATCTCTTTCGTTGCACAAATCACAAGTTCTACCTGCTTCGTGGTTGCTGTGCCACTTTACTCCACCCATATAAGGATTGACTTTACGTGTATTAATTGTTTCTATTTGGGCTTGGTGTGTTATTGTAGTTCGGGCTAATCTTAGTGATTCGTAGTCTAATCCACCACTATATTTCCTAGCATAACCACTACCTAGTTTTTCTCTTATTTTATTTCTACTCCATGTATGGTGACCACCCATAGCAAACTCTTTTAAGTTTTGTGCCATTTCAGTAGCTCCCATACCTTCGGCCATACAACTAGCTACTGCGTCCTCTATTTTTTCACCGCTAGTATTAGTACAGCTCCATAGTCTTTTATCAAGTCCTTTTCTATCCTCGTATAATTTTCCCCTTATTACTTGTTCTACGGTATCTGCATTAACTATGTCCACTAATTTATCCACTTGGTCTTTAATTTGTTTATATCCATCTCCCATTAATAGTTGCATCATCTGTTTATTTACATCCGCTAAATCATTAGCAACCTTACTATTATATTTCATAACTACCTTTAGTAATTCGTCGTATATTTGCTGGCTGTATGCAGCAGTTAAGTTCTTTACAGCCTTACTATCACCATAAGCATTTTTAATTCCTCTATTAATTGTATCCATATAAGCCTTTTTATAGACTTGTATTATTTGTTGTTGTTGCTTTTTAGTTAGCTCCCTTGGTTTATTATTTAATTGACCATTAAGTGTTTTAAAATAGTCAATTGAGTTCTGTGAATTACCAACACCACTAAATTCTGTTCTTCCCAATTCGTCCACCTCCTATATAATTTATTGTATTAAAAAAGGAGGTTTATTAACCCCCTTTGGTGCTACTTGATGTAGCCTTTGTATTTCTCCTTTAACTCTTTACCGTGTGCAGCAATCTCTCTTCTAAGTTGTGTTATTGTGTCTAAATAATCTTTTTCCTTTTTATTTATTCTGTCCTGTATATCCTGTGGAACAAATCCATGTATTTTAAGTTGTTCTTTTACTTCGTATCTATTACTGTATTGTATCTTTTTAAGTTCTTCTAATAAGTCCTGCAACTGTGACATTTTTCTACGCAGCTCATTATCTGTCACAACTGTCACGTACTGTGCACCACATCTACATTCAAATCCTCTAATAATAATACAACCTTTTAATATAGCTAATTCTTTTTCCCTTGGATAAAACTCTTTGCCACACTTATCACATTTAGCTTTAAACTTTAATTGTTTTTCCCCTCTACGTCCTTTTGTCCATCCACCTTGTTTTGCCATACTTACCAACCTCCTACACTTTTTTATTTACATATAAAGTATAGAAAATTAGTTGTTTTTACTAATAGAACCATTCATATCTGCCATACTATTTTGGGTCATATTAACCTTATCCATCTCGTCTAGTATTTCGTCGAACTCTTTATCAGCTTCTTCTGCACTACCAAATTCTCTAATATAACTTTGTTTACTACGTACATTTGCTTCTACTTCTTTTATGGCAATTGTTTTAGTGTCCACTTCGTCGTCTGGGATTGGATAGTTGTGGTCTAAATCTAAACTAACTTTGTACTGCATAGCTTGTTTAATTGTAGGGTCGTCTGGGTATAAATCACTCTTTAATACAATTTCCTCTATTAATCTTAATAGCCATATAATAGCCTCGTCCCATGTTGCCCACTTTTCTTCACAACGTGTAATAAGGTCATCATATAACATACGTAACGCTTTACCACTGGCAACATTAACCAAACTTTCAGGTAATGGTTGCTCCATGCATTCATACATATCCTTTTTAAGTCGTTCTAAGTATGCGTCGGCAGCACCTTGGAATGTAAACTCACTACCGACCTTTTGTATTGTGGCTTGTTTATAACTACCATTAGAAGTTCCCATACCTAGTGAAGTATCAGTCTTAATATCTAATATGGCACCAGGGGCAATAACAACACCTTCTATAGAGGCACTGTCGGCATCAATAAAGGCTGTTTGGTCAAACATTGCAAAACGTAAACTATCTCTATAATCACTAACAGTTTTGTTATAATCCATTTGCATATCCATTAAGTCTTTTACATCACTGCGACCTCTAATATCACCAGTAAGTCCATCATTAAATATAACGGTGCAAGGTATGCAGCTTAGTCCTGTATTCCATTCACTACGTATTTCTACTTGGTGCATTTGTTGTTCGTCTTGTTCTTCACCAGCAATACTACTATTTAATATGTTTGGTACTTCTGCATAGGCTATTGTGTTAGTACCATCCACTACCATATATGTACACCAACACTCTGCGCCTCGCATTTCATAAATCCATTTATGCCATCTTTGTTCGTTTTGTAGTTTACCCACTGTACTTTCGTCTTGGTAAGCTATTTGCACTTTTATTAATTTGTCGCAGTCGTTAGGGTCATATTCGTATAGGAATTCTGGCATAGTGTAAAATCTAAATTTAATTGGTGCATTGTCTATTGGGTTGCCATAGTCATCTACATCCAACATTAATGCCAACAAAACACGCTTACCTATAACACAATCCATAAACGCTTTACTAAATTTATTCCAAAACTTTCCATCATCTAATATTTTTTCATATGCAATACGTTTATCGTCCACTAGTGTTGGGTCTGTACCATCCACACTCTTTACTACTATAGTAGGTGGCACACTAGTCATAAATCTACCTTGCTTTTTAAGTAGCTTTTTAGTTAAGTTACGTATTTCTCTTGTGGGTCTATAATCTCTGTCTTTTACTGCCCATAGTTGTCCAGTTCCATCCTCTAAGTCGTCCTCTAATTGTTCAGGTCTACCTTCATAGAATTCATAGTAGGTTTTTACTTGCTGCAATTCTTCTAAGAAACGTCTATCTGTACTGTATAACCCTACTAAAGCTCTATCTATACTGTTATACAAACTCATTTATATCATCCTCCTTTTAATATATGGCACCTTTCCCTGAAAGCACTCTTAGTGCATCATCTAATGTTCTATAATTAATACTGTCAGTCATTACTGCATAACGTATTTTATCCATAGCATGGTCATTCATTTTTAGTATTTCCTCCACGCCTTTGTCCAGTTTATCTTCGTCCCAGCAATATGAGCCAAACTCTTCTATATCACTTCTACAACTTGGGTCTAGTGTAAACTTATCTTGGTTTAATAGGTAGCTGACTAGCTGAATTCCAAGCTCCACATTGTTTTTAGCTGGCACTACTTTTATATTATGTCTTTGGAAGAACTTATTCTTCTTTACCTCCACTATTAGTGGTGCAGCACTTGGGTCAATTGTTATGTACTCCGGCATTACATTATTTTCTTGTATAAACGCAATTAAATCTGTCACGTACTCAGCAACAGTTTTTTGCCCCTCTTTTCTACCATTGTGATAATAACTAGCTATCTCGTGGTATCTCTTTGTAGGGGCATAATAACCAAATATACCAAAGGTAGTAGCATTCTGAATACCAAAGTCAGCGCTAATAAATATTCTCGTCCAGTTAAGACTTAGCTTCTTTGCATGTCTATCAGGGTCAAACATTGGATATATAACACCGTCGGCCATTACCCATAACCCTAATATAAATCTCTTATAGAATACACCACTGTACATTGACTTGTATCTTTCTATTACTTCCTCGCTTAAACTTAAATTGTCCTCCATTGTAAAATGTATATGTAATGCTTTACGCTCACTACACTTTTGAATCCACTCCTGGTTGAACCAGTGGAAAGGACTGTCGGGGTTGCAGTTGAACCAGAACTTAGCTCCAGTTACAGAACAACGAGCTGTGGCTTGGTTGACAAAAGATTGTGGCATAAGTGCCACCTCGTCAAAGAATACACCAGCTAAAGTTATACCTTGTATTAAGTCTTGTGAACTCTCATCCTTCCCACCAAATATATAAAAATAGTTTATAGCTTTCCTTATATTACCTTGCTTAGTTTTCCATGTTCTGCTAATAGTTAATAAGTTTTCACTTCTATTGTCATGGACTACATAACCTCTACTCATTAGCATTTGTTTTAGTGGCTGCACAACATTACGTCTACAAGAGGCTATAGTCTTACCACATAAAGCGAAGTTCATACCATTAAATCTTTCTGTAGCCCAGTTTATATAGCTAAAACTCATACAAACTGTTTTACCACTACGTACAGCACCGTCACATATTAGTGCAGTATTACTTTTATAACGTGGGTCTAACCACCAAGACAACACTTGTATTTGTTTGGCACTAAATGGTTTCCAACCGAATGGCACTACTTTATTTAGTTTACTCATAGTCATCACCCTCGTTGATACGTTTTAATGAATCAGCTAATATTGCTACAAAGTCGTCTTGTACGCTTTCATCACCACCAAGTCCTGCAATAGCTTTTTTAAGTTCCATTTGTTCATATTTCATCTTAAGCTCCATAGCTTCTTTAAATGGAATTGTGCCAGTACATTCATCTAAAAATGTCTTAATTGCCACCATATTTTGTATTGCTTGTGCCAACTTAAAGTGTGATATCTTTCCTTCCTTGTCTAATATACTACTACTGTTATCCACCATTGATTGTTCCCATAAACAAAGTAGTTTGTACCCTGCTTGGTAATATCTATCTACTAACTCTTTATTGGCATCTACATATACTGCTTGGCATTTATCTAGTGCCAATTGTTTTGTAGCTTTTCTCTTTTCCGCCCAGCCTTCGTTGTGTATTAGCTTTGTTAATGTGCTATTACTTATATTCCACTTATCGCATAATTGCTTGTGGGTCATGTTGCTGCAATAATCTAAAAATAATTGGTCTACTTCATCTCCTGTTAGTTTTGCTTTCCTTGCCATATAATCACCTACTTTCTAAAATGTTTTGGGGTGTTGTGGTAGTGTTCTAACTCCACTTCACCATCTATTCTTCTTTGTATTTGCTCTCTGTACTTCTTACTATTGCTTAGTCTTACAAGGCTTACTAAAAAGTATTTATTAACCTTCTTTGGTATTTTGTTATTCAATATGCAGTCAACTAAATACATTGCTTGTTTGTAGCTGTGTATATGTGTGTGTCCTTCTTCCCACTCCTTCTTGGTATTATATACTACAAATTCATCATGTTCCTCTCTTTGGAATACTACCATATATTTCTTCGCAAATACTTTTTTCATATGGATAACCTCCTATCACAAATTTATATTAGTTATTGCTGTTAATTATTAATGTAAGAATTAGTATTTTAATCCTTATTTTAGTACAAATAAAATTCATTTGGGACTTAATTATATAGGTTTATTGTGTTATTTGTATTAAAAAAGGGCAATTAATGTACTATTAATCACCCTATTTAGTTAATATTTAGTTGTATTTATTATTATTTGGTAATGTATATTCAGTAATTAATTGTGTAAGATTATTAATAATTTTAGGTACGTCGTTTGCTTCTATACAATCTTCCTCTAATAATGCTTGTATTACTCTTATTGTTATACTTGTTGCTTCTAATAATAAGTCTTCACTACTACCATCTAATATTATATCTCCATCTTTACTTTTAATCATATTACTCCACCTCCTTACTTTGTTTATCTATCATTGCATTTAGTAAGTCGTCCATATCTATTCCTGCATCCTTAGCTTCTTTTTTAAGTTGTTTCATTTCTATGTCGCTCATTATGTGGTCATTCATTATTGGCCACCATTTTTCTATTAATTCATTCATTGCATACATTTCCCAAGTTAATTTATCCATATCTATACCTAATCCTCCTTTTATAATATCATTTACAGTTATTTCTTCCGCCTCCACTTTTGGCGCCTCCTCTTGTAGTGGTTTTATGTGTTGCACTGTAGTTGCTGGGTTGTCAGTATATTTATGGTTACTTTCCAATGCAACCTTTGTTGTTTGTGCCATTGTGTCTACCATATTAAACTTAGCAGTTAATGCATCAACACCTGGTTGTAAGTTTTCTTTATTTTGCTCCACTATACTATTTACTAGCGTAGATTGTAGTGCAGTTAATTCGTATAATAAATCTTTTAATGTACCTCTTACTAATGTACCTTCCTTTATTATTTGTACTCCATTTTTAGTATCTACAGTTATTTTAATCATACATAACCCTCCTTAATTATTTAAATTATTTTTTACTTGTTGTGCAAATTCGTCTATAAAATCATTTATATGCTCTTTATCTAAATTACCCCTTTCTACTAATGTCATTATTATACTTATTGTGGCATTTAATAATTGCTCCACTACATCTTCTACTTCTCCTTTAACTCTTGTTTTTACAGTTCCATCGTTATTTCTTGTTACTTTAATCATATTATTTCTCCTCCTCGTTTTTAATATCAATAAAATATTTAGTTGTATCTAAATTACTTAAACTTAATAATATGTATTTTAAGTTCTCTATTGTAACATTACGGTATATAAAACAATTCATACCATTCTTTTTATTTACTACTTTTACTGTATATTTCAATTATTTAGCCTCCTTACTATTTAGTTCTTTTTCCATTGCTTCTACTGCTTCCTTTATGTGTTGTATTGCTGCAAAGTCTGTATAGTCTTTTAAGACTACATCCCTGTAGCCCATTAATAAGGCTACCAATTCATATTGAGATACTAATGGTTCTTGGTGTGGTGTTACCTTTAACTTTACGAACGCTTGTACTTTACCATTAATTGGTTTTAATTTACTTTTAACTTTAATCATATATTGTACCTCCCGTGTTTACTTTATTTATCTTACATATATAGTATATAAAAAAAGAGTGGTTTACTAACCACTCTTAAAAATTATTTAATTTTTTTTATTGTGCAGGTTCACTTGGTGTTTCCTCTACATTGTTGTCTGTATTAGTTGTATCTTCAGGGTCTATGCAGCTATCATGTACGTCTTTATTTGGGTAATCTTCGTCGTCGTCATAATTTTCATGTCTATCCCACTCTTGTTGTTTCTTTTGTTCATATTCAGGTGTATAGTTACCATATTCGTCATTTATTTGTGTACCATCTTCATCATAACAAATAGGATATTTACCTTGTTGTTCTTGTTGTTCTTGGTCTTCTTGTTCATGTATTTTTTCTTGTTTTTTAGCTTCGTCTTCTAAATGTCCACCATTTTTCTTAATTAATCCTTTTTCTTGCATTTCGTCGTCGGTCATCTCGTCTTCGTCTTTAGGTTGTTCTTTTGTAGTTTGTTCTTTTTTAGTTGTGCCACTATCTTTTGTAGTTTGTTGTTTTTGCTCTATTTGTTTTGCTTCTTCTTTTGTTACTTTTTCTCTTTTAACATTACCTTGGTCGTCCACGTATTTAATTGTTACTGTGTCGTCTTTATCGTTGTTATTGTTATTACATCCAACCATTAAACTTGCACTCAAAATACCTACTAATCCTAAACTCATTAATTTTTTCATCATATTACTTACCTCCATTTAAACTTTTTATTTTTTTAGTGTTGTATTGCTGCTCACTTGTTTTGTAAGCAGTTAAGAAATTGTTATCTTTGTCTAATACAATTGTAGTGTAATCAAAAGTGTATATCAACTTGTTGCTTTGTTTACCTACTACTATATCTTTTATGCCAGTTTCCAATGCTTCTAATATTTTAGATTTATTAAGTCCGTGCTTTTGGTAACTGTGCAACAATTCCATTTTGCCGAACTTTATATCTAACATTCCTCTCAACCCCTCTTATTTATCCTTTATTAACTTTATTTATACTTATATTATATAGTTACTTGTATAATTAATCAAGTGTTTTTTGAAAAAAAAAAT